GCGCTGCGATGAAGTCGGGCGGCTTTGCTAAGGCTGGAAAGCCGCGCAAGGAAATGCAGCGCAAGTCAAAGATGAAAAGTAAGGAGCCACGCATGACGCCGATACGAAAGGCGGCACGGGGCCAGGACTGTACGTTGCGAATCCCCGGCGTCTGCAATGGGAATCCCGAAACAGTTGTGCTCTGCCATAGCAATCGCCTATCGGATGGCAAGGGCATGGGCCTGAAAGCGCCAGATATTTCCGGCTGCTTCGGTTGCCATGCATGCCATGCTGTTCTGGATGGCGCCGCGCCGCGTCCTGATGGCATCAGCTACGAAATGTTGCAAACTGGCTTTGATGCTGCTGTGGATCGAACTCATGAAATTTTACGCAAGAAAGGATTGATCGAATGATTCCAAGGCATGTGCAAGCGCTAGGTCGATTGAAATCTGGCGCCATGAACAAAACCGAAGCGGCTTATGCGGCAACGCTTGAGCTGCGCAAATCAGCCGGCGAAGTTCTGTGGTTTAAGTTTGAAGGGCTGAAATTCCGTCTTGCCGATAATACTTTTTTCACTCCAGATTTTGCCGTGATGATTGCCAATGGCGAACTGGAGGCCCATGAAGTCAAGGGCTTCATGATGGACGATGCCAACGCAAAAATAAAGATCGCTGCCGATATGTACCCATTGGCTTTCTTCGTAATCCGAGCTAAGGCCAAGAAAGACGGCGGTGGATGGGATATTAAAAAGGTTGATTGATCATGACCCGCAAAAGAATCCTGACGCCCGAACAAGCCCACGCCCTACGCGCAGCCCATAAGCCAGGTGTGCGCGGCGCTGGATACGAATCTCTTGCGCGGCAGTTTGGCGTAGCTGTTTCTACTGTGCGCGATGTGGTGACGTATCGCACGTATGGCAACATAACAAGTAAAGGATGAATATGATTAACCAGATTCATTTTGGCGACTGCCGCGAATCGCTACGCGCAATGGCTGCTGCTGGCGTCAAGGTGCAAACCTGCGTCACTTCCCCGCCGTACTTCGGCCTACGCGATTACGGCCATGCAGGGCAAATTGGCCTGGAGCCGACGCCCGACGAATTTATCGCGGAACTGGTCGAGGTGTTCCGCTACGTGCGCGACGTGCTGGCCGACGACGGTACGCTCTGGGTGAACATTGGCGACAGTTACGCCGCGAACCGCAGCTACCAAGTCCCGAGCACAAAGGGCGGCCCGAAGCATAGCGGTAGTCAAGCCGCTGGCGGTAAAGGTTCCATTGTGCCTGACGGCATGAAGCCGAAAGACCTGATCGGCATTCCTTGGATGCTTGCTTTCGCCCTGCGCGCCGACGGCTGGTATCTACGTCAAGAAATTATTTGGCACAAACCGAACCCGATGCCGGAAAGCGTAACTGATCGCTGCACCAAAGCGCACGAGCAAATTTTCTTGCTGTCGAAGTCGCCGCGCTATTTTTTCGACTCGGAAGCGATCAAGGAGCCTAGTGTCAGCGGGATTGTGCGCCCACGGGCTAGAGAAAATGGACTCGGCACGGGTCAAGAAAAACAAGGCAATCACGGCTTCACTTCATGTGGGATTTCGGAAACGCGCAACCGCCGCAGCGTCTGGAGCGTCGCCACCCGTCCCTACAAGGGCGCCCACTTCGCCACGTTCCCGCCGGCGCTGATTGAGCCGTGTATTCTGGCCGGTAGTCGAACTGGCGACGTGGTTCTTGATCCTTTCATGGGGAGTGGAACGACAGCTGCTGTGGCAATTAAGCATGGACGCCAATATATCGGCTGCGAACTCAATACTGATTATAAGCCGCTGCAAGATGAGCGCATTGCTGACGCTCACCTTTTGACTGCACAAGGATCATTTCTATGAGAACTGGCCGCCCATCGCATCGTGATAAGGTTCTGGCTGCGCTGCCTGGCACAATCAACCAAGTGGCAAAGCGCTCGGGCGTCAGCCGCTCCACGGTAGGAAAGTGGCTGCTTATTCTTGCTGTCGAGCGCCTTGTATACGTGAGTCGCTGGATTTCGTTGCGTAACGGTCCTGTGCCGCTTTATCGGCTACGCGTGAGTGAATCATCGGTCGATGCACCTAAGCCGCCGCCGCAGACCGATGCAGACTATCAGCGGCGCTTTAACGAGAAGCATCCTGGCCGTCGCGCTGAAATCCGCGATGCTTACTATGGCCGTTTGAAGGCGCCGAAAATACAAGCGGCGTCATGGCTTGCTTTACTATCAACGCCTATCACCAAGCACAAGCCGTCTAGTCGCTTCCCTGATGCTGTCGAGCGGGAGAATGCATAAGCCACAGGCCGCACATCGCGGCCTTTTCTTCATCCCTGCAAAATATCCCTTGCTAAGTCTCCCGATGCATGGCATAGTTTCTCCGTGGCGCAACTATGCGTTTCCCGGTGTCGTAGCCGGTAGGTTTAGGTCATCAAAATCCTGTTTATTCTTTCGGCCAGTCAATTTAGTGGTGTCCCAATCAAGGCGCTTGCCTTCCTAACCTGGGCTACGACCATCGCTAAGTTGGCTGGCCCAAGGGATCAACATGCCTGAATACACTCAAACCCAAGTCAGCTTGCTTAACGCCGCCGAGGAACTTCAACATCAATGCCATGGCGCCGCTATAGCTTCCGGCTGGTGGAATTATGCCGACAAAAATACCAGCAAGGAAAATCCTCTCCATTTCAGCAATAAGCTGTGCTTGATCCATTCGGAAATCAGCGAAGCCATGGAAGGCGACCGCAAGAAGCTCAAAGACGATAAATTTCCGCATCGTGACATGCGCGAGGTCGAGCTGGCCGACGCAGTTATCCGCATCTTCGATTTGGCTGGCGGCTATGGCATGGACTTGGCCGGGGCCATCGTTGAAAAAATGGAATTTAACGCCAAACGTGCAGATCACAAGCCAGAAAACCGCGCCGCTGATGGCGGAAAGTCCTACTAACCCATTTTCTCAAGGAGGTGTCATTTATGAAAATGATACCCTCTCAATAGGACACGAGGAATAATCTATGAAACTCACACTAATATTGCTCTGCGTCAGCATGTACATATTTGATTTATCAGTTCTCGCAGGAACTGTTTATCTCATTTGTTATCACGACTGGTCGGCATGGTGGATGCTATTGTCCACTCTTATTATCGGCGCAAGTAGCCCGCGCCGCTTAATCCTTGCTGCGCATGGAATTGACGCAGACCCTAATTAAAGGAATAAGCCATGACCACTACCGAACTCCACGCCCTGCGCAGCGCTCAATTGAAGGCGCTATGCGCAATGCCACGCGGCGAATTTAACCGCGATGATGCAGCTCGTGTAATGCATTATTGCGATATGTGTGTAAATTTCCGTCTTCGTGCTGATGACCCTACGCAATTCGACACCAGCGATCTATCCGATAAGGCGCTGGAAGAAATCCAGACGCTCGCCGGCCGCTATCTGGAGCAAGTCAAATGAGCAAGAAAATATATAACGTAAGCATCATGGTCACAACCTTGGTTCAAGCCGACGATGCCGAACATGCAATGCATGTGGCGAAAGAATCATTCCGTGAAGTGGCGCACGATACGTTGCCGCGCCATATCACTGTCGGCGTACTGGCAGAAATAACGGCACTGACTGGCCTTCCCGAAGACTGGGACGGTCAGTGCCTTCCATATGGCGGTGATGGCAATACGCGCCTTGATGCAATTCTTCCTGAACGCGTAGCATGAGTGCCGTCAAGCGCCAAAAGGCCAAACCATGAGCGCTGCCACGTTGCCGGCCGATGCCACCCTGCGCGATTCCGTCCTAGCCCTATTTGAAGCCGCAGGCTTTGAGGTGCGCGATATAGAAGGCGGCTTTGCCATCAATGGTTCCGTTGACAGCGCGGCCCTGGTGGTCGAATGGCTGATATGTGGCGTGCCAGATTGATGCCATAGCATTGAAAACAGGTCGCATGAGCGGCCTTTTTTTTGGCCCACTATCTCAAATAGTCGTCTAAGGTAAGTTGAAAAACTGGCCGCAAACCCGCATGGATGCTTCGTCCTTCGTCTGGCGCATGTCGAAACTGTCGTTTAGTTATCTGGAATCTTGCATCGTGCGCAAAATAGTTCTTGCTGTTCGGCTATATACATAGCATAATCCTTCTATCGCCTTGGCCGGCACACAATCAGTAAAGCTTCACATACGCACTGGCGGGTACTGACCCGTTCGGCCAACCGGGGAACCGGAGTGCGTAGGTGAAGCTTTTTTTCGTCTGTACTATATGAGAAATAAAATTACTCACGATGAACTTCTGAGTTTAGTATTTTATGACAGGCATACAGGAATCCTTTCTAGGCATGATCCTAAAAAATGTCACCCGAATCTAAGCCAAAGAGGGTATCTACAAATATCCCTTAGAAGTCAAACCTATTTAGTTCATAGGATTGCGTGGTTTTATGTGACGGGGAAATGGCCGGAAAGTACGATAGATCACATTGACGGAAATAGGATCAACAATATATTTTCGAATTTGCGTGATGTTAGTGCGTCCGAAAATAACCATAATCGTAAAAAAGCATTTAGCAACAATAAGGCAGGAATTTTAGGTGTGAATTTTTATATTCCTCTCCTTAAATGGAGGGCAAGATTTAAAAATAAACATCTTGGATATTTTGAAACAAGTCAGGAAGCTCATCAGGCTTACTTGACTGCTAAGAAAGTTGCTGGATATTTGTAATTTGTTTGACGGTTTATGCTGGGGAACTGAAACCCTGAGCGGCATAGGCTTGATAGAGGTACTCGGGGCTGAAAGCTAGTGAAAAACCTCACATGTCGGTGGCGAAGATAGTGCCGACCTAGCGAACGACTGTTGTGTGACGCGACCTTCCTCACCGGATAGATCAAATCTAAAGGCCAGTTCTGCTTAGGGACTGGTGCGCCTACCAAGCCTCTCGGATTATACGAAACAACTACTAAAGACTTAAAGGAGAAGCATGAATGTACCTAGTGCGGATAAACAAACCTAAGACTAAGCACTTGTGGAAGCCTGGCGGCGATATGAAGGAAGGAGATACAGTCTGTCACCAGTACTCTACAGGCGGCCTGAACAAAAGTAATTACGAGGTCGTAGAAGAATCGACGCTTCCGACATGTGTGATGTGTGACCGTAAAGACCACGCTTTCAAGGGGCTAAAATGGAAATGATGATTGCAGGACAGCCGCAAACAATGACCAGCCGGGAAATGGCTGACCTGACCGAAAAGCGCCACGACAATGTGCGCCGTACGATTGAAAGCCTGTTTCATGATGGCCTGATTTCCAAGCCTCAAATTGAGGATGGGAATAAAGCTGCAAATGGCGTGGTCGAGCAGGTCTATCAAGTCTGCAAGCGCGACTCGTATGTGATTGTTGCGCAACTTTCGCCGGCCTTCACGGCGCGTCTTGTGGATCGTTGGCAGGAATTGGAAAATTCAGTTTCGCGTGAATTGACGCGCATGGAGTTAATCCAACTTGCGCTGAAAGCAGAAACTGAGAATATTGCGCTGGCGGCAAAAATTGAGGCCGACAAGCCAAAGGTGGAGTTTGCCGAAGTAATCCGGGCAATTGATGGCGTCTGCCATATCGAAAAAGTCGCTAAGATGCTTAAGATTGGTCGCACGAAGTTTTTCAAGCGCCTGCGCGATGATGGCATTCTGATGAAAGGCAATATGCCTTATCAGCGATATATTGACAAACTGTACTTTACCGTTGTTGAAGGTCGTCCATATGTTGACAGCCAAGAAGTGTCGCATCCGACTTTTACAACAATGGTTACTGGCGCCGGCCAAGTGTTCTTGGTGCGCAAATATGCAACACCAGTAGGCTTAATGTAATTTCTGTAGTTCAACACATGCAACCAAGGAGATAGCATGTCATTTCAAGCAATCGAAGGATCAAAAGGCGGCCTTATTAAGGCATGGGTAAATGGCGTACAACTGGAAGACGCTGCGCGCCAGCAACTCGATAATATGGCGGCGATGCCATTCATCCATAAGCATATAGCCATCATGCCTGATGTTCATTGGGGTATGGGCGCTACCATCGGCAGCGTCATTGCCACGCGTGGAGCCATCATCCCGGCTGCAGTTGGCGTGGATATCGGTTGTGGAATGGTGGCTCAGCGCACGACACTTACTGCTAGCGATCTTCCCGATAGCCTGCACGCTCTGCGTTCTGAATTGGAGCGTGTAATTCCGCATGGCAGGACCAATAATGGTATGGCGGGTGATCGTGGCGCATGGGCAAATGTGCCAGATCAGCAGTTGCGTATCTTTGGCGGCATGCTGCCAGGATTGCAGCCCCTGATTGACAAGCACCCAGCAATTGGCGCAGCGGCCATGCGTTCAGCAGCGCACCTTGGCACGCTCGGTGGCGGAAATCACTTTGTAGAAATCTGCCTCGATGAATCTGATCGCGTTTGGATCATGTTGCACAGTGGCTCACGCGGTGTCGGAAACAAGATTGGGTCACACTTCATTGAGTTGGCTAAGAAGGATATGGAACGCTGGTTCATTAATCTACCTGATAAGGATCTGGCTTATATTCCAGAAGGCTCCGCACTGTTTAACGACTATTTGAAAGCCGTTCATTGGGCGCAGGACTTTGCCAAAGCAAATCGAGAATTGATGATGGTGGCCGCGTTGGGCGCCTTGTCGCGTGCTGTGCCGAAGGCTTTTACCTGTGATTGTGGTGCCGTCAACTGCCACCACAACTACGTATCGCATGAAAACCACTTCGGCCAGAATGTTTTAGTGACGCGAAAAGGTGCCGTCCAAGCGCGCATGGGCGACCTGGGGATCATCCCCGGCAGTATGGGCGCCAAGTCATTCATTGTGCGAGGTAAGGGGAATCCCGATTCTTTCTGCTCATGCTCGCATGGTGCCGGCCGGTCCATGTCGCGTGCGGAGGCTCGCCGCCGTTTTACGCTAGCCGACCATGAAGCCGCTACGGCTGGTATTGAGTGCCGCAAGGACGATGAAGTAATCGATGAGACTCCAGCCGCCTACAAAGATATTGATGCGGTTATGGCTGCGCAAGCCGATCTTGTCAGCATTGAGCACACCTTGCGCCAAGTTGTATGCGTAAAAGGATGAGCATGAACCCACTACCCGACTGGCTCCCACTGCCTGAATGGGAAGGCTTCCTTGCCATGCGAAAGAAGATCAAGAAGGTGCCGACTGATCGCGCTGTCACGCTGCTTATCAAGAAGCTGGACGGCTACCGTTCTGCTGGTGAGGATATCGGCGCCGTGCTGGACCAGTCCACCATGAACAACTGGCAGGACGTCTTCCAGGTGCGTCAGGATAAGCGCCAAGCGCCCGCCAGCGGCCCGAACATGAGCCGCTTAGGAAAGGTAGGCCAAGCGACCGCAAACAACGCTATGGCGTGGCTGGAGAGGATGAAAAATGCAGAACACTCCTGAGCAGCAGATTCAGTTTGCCACGCTGATGACGAGCCTTAGCGACTATTACGGCAAGGAAATATCGGACGGTGTGATCGACGTTTACTGGAACAGCTTGAAAGTGTACGAGTTCCCGGACATTCGTAAAGCAGCATGGGCGCACGTACAGAACCCGGATACGTCAGGCTCATTCCTTCCCAAGGTATCCGAGTTCGTCAAGATGATGCAAGGCAGCACCGGCGACCAGTCGGCTATTGCATGGTCTAAGGCGGAAGAGGCAGTAAGGCGCGCCGGCCCATATCAGGACGTTGTTTTCGATGACGCAATCATTCACCGCGTGCTTGCCGATATGGGCGGCTGGATCTGGCTTTGTTCGCAGGATGACAAAGCGTGGCCATTCGTTGGGAATGACTTCAAGACGCGTTACAAGGGATACCGTATGCGCGGCGAGATACCAGACTACGCGCCCATCCTGATCGGCCAGGCGAACGCGCACAACAGCAAGGCGGCGGCTAATTTCATGTTCAAGCCGTTGCTGATTGGCGACAAGGCGAAGGCGCAAGCTGTCATGGCTGGTGGCACAAGCGCCCCATTGATCCAGATGCAATGCGCGCAAGAATTCATTGCCCCAGCGCAGATTGAAGCGCCCAAGCCATGAGCACCTGCCTAACCTGCACCAGCCTAAACCTGCACGACTACAGCGCACACGCAAAGGTAGGCTATGGCCGATGCAAGAATTTACCGGGCGCGACGTTTTGTAGCACTCGCGCAACGGCATGTAAAAAATACGAGCAATTGCCTAGCGAGAAAGCGGATGCTCGGGTATCGTGGTCTTTGAAGTTTGACAGGGAGAAATAGCATGAGTAAAGAAGAACTTTTTATTGCCGCAGATGCGGTAATGGCAATACCTGGCGTGTACTTGCATTCGCTGTCGAAATTCACTGACGGCACTGTGAGCATCAACAAGAAAGGGATTATCAAGACGCCTATTGCTCTTGATCTTGCATCCCTTGAGTCGCCCATCGATGACATTCGCGCAGCGCATGCGCCTCATTGCTACGAAAACAAACTTGTTCCGATGCTGTGTTTTATTGAGCCGGAAATTTTTATGGCATCGCGTCGAGTTGGACGGGATCAAGGAATTGAAGCCGCAATGGGCGCTGCATGAGCGCCGATATCGAACTGCTGCGCCTGGCGGCAAAGGCGGCCGGATTTGATGTGGATTTTGATGCTCAATGCTTAGGAAAATATGGTTTTGAGAAAACAAGATTTGGGTCTGTAAAAGCATGGTGGAACGCGCTGACTGACGATGGCGATGCTTTACGTCTAGCTGTTGAACTCGGCTTACGTATGAATGCATCTGCACGTATTGGCAGCGGATGGGCAGGTTGTGCCGTAGGGGATGGCGCTGGGCGGCTTGGAGAAGTAAAAATGTCGGGAGACAGTTATGCTGATATGCGCCGCGCAATCGTCTTAGCTGCCGCCGAAATCGGGAGGGCCATGCCATGAGCCACGAAGAAATCATGCGCATCATCAAGCCGCTGATCTGGCTGGCTGCGCTCGCTGGAATAACGACACTTGGCGGATCGGTATTCTGCCTGTGGTGGATGCTGGCCAATTTGAAATTTAACTGAGATTGACGGGGGCAATATGAAAAAAAGATTTAACGCTAGCATTTCAAAAGGCAATCCGCCTAAAGGAACAATAAAAATCATTGTCGGAGTAAAGGACAACGGAGGAAGTCGATGGGAATATGTTGGTGAGACTCCATTATCATCGGCTATATCCATCATGAACCTTTGCGTCTCTAATGGGAAATATGAAAGTTCGCGCATTGGTGAAGATATCGGAATATCAAAAGCATGGGGGAATTTATGAACACTGATACCCAAATTGCCGAGCATACCGGCGAAATCGTCCAACTCCTTTCCGATAACGCCGGAAAATTCTACAACATCACCGAAATGGCAAAACGGTTCAAGGTGAATCGTTCGGCTATGGGCCTGGCGCTGGCAAGTCTTGCGCATTCGGGCAGGATTCGCGCCAGCATGGCTAGAAACAGGGCGCAGGCGTATTACATGCCGACTCAGGCGCAACTTGAAGCGGAGGCACGCATGAGCACCAAGTTCGTCAGCAATCGGCCGCTCAAGGTTGATCGGAATCGGCAAGAGCTTTACGCTGAACTTGCGGCAGCTCGTGAAAAAATTCAGTCCATCGGGTAAATTGTGCTTGCATTTGCATGTGGCGTTTGCTATAGTTCTACTCATAGGCAGCGCAACACAGCGCGGCGAAAATGGAGAAGTGAAAATGCAAGTTGATCGTGAAGTAATGAATGTTTTGAGCAATGCCCGCATTGATGGCCAAGCGTTGTTTTTGGTCGGTCAATTAGATCGCAAGCTGTACGAGCGCACAAACAAGGTGCTGGAAGCGGCGGGCGGTAAATGGAACCGATCAAAGAAGGCTCACATTTTCGACAGCGATGCATCCGACCGCATCGAACAAATCATCCTGACCGGTGACGTTGTTGTGCCGAAGGATGAATTTGAATTTTTCCCGACGCCAGAAATCGTTGCCCGCCAAGTGATTGACCTTGCAGATATCCGTGATGGCGCCATGGTCCTGGAGCCTAGCGCGGGACGCGGCGCACTTGCCGTACCGGCCCAAGCGGCCGCATCAGGTGTAGCGGTGGACATGTATGACTTGATGCCGGCCAACTGCGACGCGCTCGCGGAGTTGAATCTTCCGCTGTCCGGCGTGGCCGCACCATGCAATTTTCTCGATATCGTGCCGACGCCAATTTATGACCGCGTGGTAATGAACCCGCCATTTGGAAAGCAGGCCGATATCAAACATGTTTTGCATGCGCTGAAGTTTTTGAAGTCGGGCGGTCGCTTGGTTTCGGTCATGGCGGCTGGCGTGGCGTTCCGCGAAAACCGCTTGACAGTCGAGTTCCGTGATCTTGTGTCGGCGCGAGGCGGCCATATAGAAGAACTGCCGGCAGCTTCGTTTAAGACATCAGGAACAAACGTCAGCACCGTGATTGTTGTTATCCCCGAATAAACCGCAAGCAGCGCATGTCGCGGCTTTACCAATAAGAAATAATATAGGAGTAACAATGCAAACCAAAACCCGTCGCGGCCCATCAGCCGCCTCAATCGACGCAGCAAAGCACCTTGCCAAGAATCCCGGAACGGAAGCTCCGACGCTTGCGAAGAAATTCAAGATCAACATCACCACTGTCTACCGCTCTGCGTGGTGGAAGAATCGTGACAAAACTGGAGAGAGCAAATGAGCAAGCCAGAATTCAGCCGGCCTTTTAACCTGGAGCATGCGAAGGCGGGCGCGCCGTTTAGTGGTGAGCGCGGCGAGGCCGTGCAAGTCATAAAATGGGATCGCAAGCATCCAACCCATCCGATCATCGCTATTGAAGTAGATGGCGACCAAGAGGCCGCTGCGTTTCGCATTGATGGCACGACTGATCATGGCCATCCAGCCGTTGTCCAGCGTCTCGTAATGCTCCCCCTGGGCTTCATTGATGGCAAGCCGATATTCGTCGGCGATGAGCTGGTATGCATTTCTTCTGGACGAATAACATTTGTAGAGCCGGACGATAAGAATTTCAGTCATTGTCGTTGGCCCGCGCCAACGCCAACATATCCTGAAACGCAAATTGGGGAAGATGACCTTCATCTTGCATTTGTCAGCTGCGGCCCTGAAAATGCAACAGACCTTAAAGCCGTCGCCAACGCTGCCCTGCGCCACGCCATTGACGCGGGCCAGGTAGTGCCGGCTGACGCGTCGGCGGAATCGGTGCGAAAGGCTTATGCTGATGGGCAAGCCATCGCCTACAAGCATGAAGCCGGAGGCCGCGCTGCACGTGATCTAGCGGTTGCTGTGGCGGTGAATAATGCCGTTGCTGAGATTGCACTGGCAAGGAATTTTGTTTTTGGGCTTGATCTTCCATCCATCATCGCCAGCGTAACCGGCACCAAGGATGCGCAGCCGATTGATTTCAGCATCGAGAAAGGCGACATGGTGTATAGAAAAACATGGGGCGGAGGAAAGGAGCCTGTGGAAGTGGTTAATATCAATTGGGCGCTGAAAGCTATCGCTGTAAAGCTTTCCCCGACTGGAGCTACTGTTGTGTGGCCAGTCGCAGGCATGACTAAAGATCGTTTTTCCGAGGATGCGAAGGAGGGCGCGCAATGAAGGCATCGATCATTCTGCTCGGTATTGGTTCAGTTTTATGCTGCTTATTCCTTGGCACTCCGAAGACAAGGAAATTACGTGCCGCTGTGACTTCCGTTATGTTCATTCTGCTGGCGCTGCTGTGCGCCGGGTGCGGCAATATTGACCGGTCCGCGCAAGGGCCGAAGGCGGACGTAAATCCAGGCCTTCAAGTCTACACCGACGTTGAGACTGGTTGCCAATACCTGTCAATATTCCAAACGGCGCCGACTCCGCGCATGGGCGCAGACGGCAAGCAAATCTGCCGCGAGGTGGCGAAATGAAGCGCGTTGCTGAGTTGGAAGGCGTGGAGCTTTCGCTTTGGGCGGGCCGTGCTGATGGCGCTGACTTTAGGCCTGACTGCAACCAGGGCGAATACATCATCACTGGCGGCCATAGCGGTATCACGCCGGAAGTATACTCACCGCACGAAGACTGGGCGCAGGCAGGGCCGCTGCTGGAAGAATACGCCATTGGCTTTCATCCAATCAGTGATGCCGAATGGCAAGCCGAAGAGCACATTACGTGCTGCACTGGTCGCGGCCCCACGCCTCTTATCGCCGCCATGCGCGCATTCGTGGCCAGCAAGTTCGGGGATACAGTCGATGAGGTGGGGAAATGAGCGGCCGCGACGAATGGGACTATGGGCCGTTTAAAGTTGGCGATGTGGTGGAGGGATATGGGTTTGTCTATCATCCTGAGAGAAATGGGATGAGTGGCGTAATTGCAATCGGACTTCAAGTTCGACCAACACGTAACATGATAACACGCAAAAACTTTTATGATGCCGTGTATGGAGTTGAATGGCAGGATGGCTATGAGTCATCAATAGAGCCAAAGAATCTGCGTCGCCGCAAGCCGCCCATGACTGGCCTGGAAGATGTGCTGGCTATGTTTTATCAGCAGCCTGACCGAGTAAAGGAATTGGCATGAAAAAGCGCAGCAAAAAATATCGCCCGAAATATGTAGCAGTCAATCCTATGTCAACATTCCTTGGCGGTATGAGCATCGAGCATGCCGAACATCTGCAAGCATTGCGCATCAAAAACCATGGTGCCATGGCAAATATGATGGTCGGAACAGGATCCCGCGATGACTGGGACCGATTGGTGGGCGCGGTGAATATGGCCAATGTCATGTGTGAGCAGGGCATCGGCGACGAGTTTCGCCAGATAATGATCGCAGCCAGGGATGCGCTATGCGAATGCGGCAAACGCGCCATGAAATCAGGAGGCCAGAAATTCTTGCTTAAAGGTGATGAAATTGCATTGCTGAATGAATTTCTTGATGCGCATGATGCGCAGGTAACAAACGTCCGAGCAATTGATATTGAGCGCGCTGCCGATGAAGTACTGCGCCGTATCCGGCATCGCATCAATTCGACCAATGTTCGCGCCGAACTTGCAAAGGAAGAGGCGGCAGAGCAAGTGTGACATTGGCGCAACACTTATAAAAATAAAAATCGCAGCAGTTGAATAAAAAGTGTTTTTGCGGTAAAGTGAAGTTCTTGAATCGTTCACTTAACAGATAGTTCTGGATCAGATTTACCCGTAGTTAAACCATGTAAAGGAGCATTATGAAGCGCATGTTTCGCACCTTGGCAATCTTTGCAGCAATGGCATTTGCCAGCGCCGCCTCGATTGCCGCCCCGCCCATCGAGGCGAACGCAGCGTACCCGGCCATCGTCGCTAGTACCGAGCAAGCCAGCCATGCGACCGTCGAAAAATCCGGCGCCGCCTTGGCACCGAAAACCATCAACGTGCGCGCCGCGCTGGAAGTCTCGGGCGCACGAAGTTGGCAGGTCGCCAGAGAAAGCAAATTGATCATGAAAAACGAATCGACCGGCGCCGGATTCTCGGCAACCAAGATGCTGCACATCGACCCTGGCCGACAGGCGAAAATCCTGAGCGCATAAAATAACCTGGCCGGCGCCGATATCGAACTGAGGTTCGGTAGCGAAAGCAAGAAGTAAAAGCGCACCACAAAGGCCATTCAAATAGCGGAAACGCAGCCTAGTAGTGCTAGATTGACTGCCTTAAGCAGTCGCCACAACCATGATTTTTCCGAGGAATGAGAACACACACAGGTAATGCTGGTGCAGTGCATGGGCGGAACGGTGGGGAAAAATCATGGTTGTGGCTAGTCCCAAGTGGTGATTGGGAGTGACTTAATCAGTCCGAATGGATAGAGCAGAAGCCCATGTTGGAAGACAAGCTGAATAAATAGCCGGAAGATGGGGCTGTCCAGTAATAACGGTGAAAATCGAAATATCCTGCTTCGGCAGTGTCAGCTAACACCGTAATAGTTCAAGCGGGGCATTCACCGCCCGCGCCACAAATAATTCTTGCGCTGATGCTTCAACCTGAAATGAAATAATAGGAGGATAAAAACGGCATGATGCACCTTATCTATATTACGGCCGTGACTGCAAAAGAATCCGGCTTGACGCATGAGGGTAAATTGTTCGGCGTGCCAGCCTGGTTCGACGGCGATGATGATGGTGAAATCGCTATGGCTACACCAAAGATTCCAGCGCTTCATGCATGGTGCATGTTGGCCGATTTCGCGCATGGTATTGCCGCTTACTTTATGCCTTCGCATGCCATCCTGAAATCGCCGATTAGCATCACAAGGAAGATTAAATAATGTCACTTTTCGCCATGATGATGATTCTGTGGAGCGTTGAGCGACCTAGCTCAGTGCCTAGCGAGCCTCGCGCACCGAGCAACGCAACATGGCCATACAAAAAATGATGCATAATTAGCACAAGACGATTACTCGCCGCAGCGGATAGTCGGAAACTTCCGCAGTGCAAGCCGTTAAATCCTCCATGCGTGATTCCTTGGCGGTGATTGCATACTGAAATCCCCGGAGCTGCAAGGTTCCGGGGATTTTTGTTTGCTTGGCGCGGTATGCTGGTAGAATTGGGGAATCTAAATCTCTACCATAAAAAGGTCAAGCGATGGCTTTCAAAAGCGCAGCCCTGGCGGATTCCACGCCATTCCCCGTAAACATTGCCTTATGGAATTGGCCCGCTACTGTCTCGCTGATTAGCTCTGCTGCCGGCCGATTGATTGAGCTTTCAACCGATGGCGGCGCAACGTACTTCACGCCGACATACGATAACTCCAGCGCTGGAAGTATTTCTGTTAGCATCTTTGCCCCCGTGAGCCATGCTCGCTTTACTGGCATTAATGGTGACGTTTGGAGCGCTCGGTGAGCTACCCTAATCGCTCTACTGCGCTTCCCGTAAGCCCCCCTGGCTTATTCTGGCTTCCCGACACACTTAACGGCATCGACTTGTACGCGGGCGGGTTCATTCTGCGCCCTACCATTTACTTTGACCCAACCGCCGCTGCGACTAGCTTTGGCTATGGCACGTTCAAGCACCCATATTTCACGCAGGCGCAGCTTGAAAGCGTTTGCCGGGGTGACATGTCAAACGAGACGCTGGGCATCAAGCGCGGCACCACAACGCGGGTGACGGGTGCAGGCTTGACGATGACCGCAAATGGGTCGAATGGTCGGCCCTTCACCGTATGCCCCTATGGCGACGCACAGACGCTGCCTATCATCACAGGTGGCACGGTTGAACTGGGATGGGCAAGCGTCGATGCGCAGCTTAACATCTGGTCGATTGCTATGGCCACCGAAGTCCCCTGCTTTCAGTCGCTTGTTCGCCTGATCAAAGTGGCATACAACACCAGCCCGGCCGTCAGCCTAACAGCGCCAGGCACGGCCACGTATCAGTCCGGCGTGCTGTATATCCGCCCGTTTGATGGCGCTGACCCACGCTTGGGGATGATGGAACTGGCCAAGGCCAAGACGCCATTCCGTGTTCTGTTGAGCGATGTCGCTGCGACAGGATATGTGCATGTGGCTGGCCTTGACACGATGCTCGGCTATGAGTGCGCCGCGCAAATCGGTTCAGCATCAACAACTAACGTGGCGACGGTCAATGACCTGATGTTCACCGGTTGCAGCGGGTCGCATATCGGCACTGATGGGCTGGTCGTGACTGGTTCGGGCGATGCGTTCCAAATATTTGGTGCGACCACCAGCAAACGTGCAACGAACGCCATCGTGCAGGGTTGTCGCGGGCAGGACATCACGAACAACGTTGTTGAGTTCTCGTTCACTTCGGGCGGCAAGGTGCTCAAGAATATTGGTCAGGACGTATCGGGAAACAGCATCGTTGAGCTATGGTCGGACAATGACAATTGCACCATTCAATACAACGTTGGCGATCTGTCGCGCAACCGTTACGCGACCAACTCGGCGTTGGGTGGCATCTGGTTCGCCAATGTCAAGACGGTTGCTGGTGTTGAGTCTACGGACACTGCCAACACTGTCAACACCAACAACAAGGCCAGCTTCAACTTGATCATCGCACCTCAACGTCGCGGCTTTGCCGCCAGTGGCGGCTCGGGTCATTCGTTCACGCAGAATACTGTTGTGCTTGATGACGACCGCTGTAATGGCTTATCGTATGAAGGTGCTAGTTACTGGTTCACCGAGGGCAACGCGGCAACGGGTTTCTGCAATATCTCCAATAACCTGTTCTACACTAAGAATTCAGTGAATGTTCGCTACCCTATTTGTGGCTCGTTACGCGCCGGTATTGGAGCGGCAAAATCGAATCCTATTGGGCAAAAGAACATCTATTGCCCATCTGGTGCGGGGTCTTATGCGTGGGAGGCCGCCGCCAAGTCTGATTACTATTTCACGTTGTGGCAGTCATCTTTGGCGACAGCCAGCATTGCTCTTGACCAGAATTCGCTGCTGTACGCACCAGAATCGAATGCGCCATTGAAGCGTGCTCAGCTTGGATACAATGAGGCAACGAACCGGCCGATTAAAACTATGGCGCCTGGCTTGACGACATTGACCACTATCGGGTCGCGGTATAACGATGGGCAGCCGTATGTAACAGCTTCGGCCACCATTGGCGCATTCGATGGCTATTGATTAAATTTATAGCAATCGGGCGACTTTAAAAGACCCGCATATGTTGTATTTGCGCACATCGCTTGCAATCGTTGAAAGTTTCGTGCAGAATGAAGCCTTAGAACATCGCATCAACGGTAGTCACGAGGCTTTGGCAGATGACGAGAGCGGGGAGCGATGGAAATAATTGCAGCAGTAAAGACTTCCGACAGCGCTGGCATACCGTACTGGGAATTAAATCCGGGTGAATGTATGTTCCTGATCCCTTCGGAGGTATCCGCAGGGCGTGAATGCGAAACCTATCGAAAAAGGCTAGGGCGCTTGGATAGCCATAATTCCTGACGGCGAGCAAATAGATCGTAGCAGTGACCGGCTTTACGCGGTCTAAGATTAATGTATCGGTGGCCGAGTGGTTGAAGGCGACGGGCTGTAACCCCGTTCTGTAAAAAGCGCGATGGTTCGAATCCATCCTGATGCACCAAATAATGCGCAATTGGTGGAATGGCATACACGCTGGTCTTAGAAACCAGTGCCGAAAGGATTGGGGGTTCAAGTCCCTCATTGCGCACCAGATTTGCCGGGGTGGTGGAATTTGGCATACACAGCAGACTTAAAATCTGCCGCCCTAGGGATTGCGGGATCGTACCCCGCCCCCGGCACCAGTTTCAAAGCGGGTATAGCTGATTGGCACAGCAGAAGCCTTCCAAGCTTACGACTCGGGTTCGATTCCCGATATCCGCTCCATTGTCGATTAGCTCAGACGGTAGAGCAAGCGGCTCATAATCGCTAGGTCGCTGGTTCGATACCAGCATCGACAACTAGTTTCGCCGCTCTAGCTCAGATGGCAGAGCGACTGCTTCGTAAGCAGTGGGTCAAGGGTTCGATTCCTTTGAGCGGCACCAAGTTTCACGAATGACTCACGTAAGAGTCGCTACACACGGAACGGTTTAGACGGTAGCCATGCGAGGATCACTGCATACGTGCAGCCTTCCGGCCCGAGACAAACGTGACTTGAAATCACGCCAGCCGTTCTCTGTGTGGTGAAATGTGGAAAGGGGCGAAATCCCTGCAAAATACCACCTTAGGCGTCGCCAGGTGTAGCACTGGCCATCACAACGGCGAAAGCGGATGATCTGCAAAGCGGCCCGTTAAATTGGGCGAACGCACGGGATTAATAACCCCAGGAGATTGCAGCGAGTAGCCACCTATTTGCAGTTCCCTACCAGGAGCCAGCCATGACGAACACAGTGCAGCCGAACAAGCAGCAAGTGAGGGATTGGATGGCACAGCGCCGCGAAGATCGGACGCCGCCGCCAGTGCCATCGGAAGTGCGAAGGCAATTGGGTTGGAACTTGATTCACCCGACAGCGCTACCGTCCAGATAGGGCGGGGCGCGAAAGAACCCCTAGCTAGATTGGGTTAAAAATCTAGCTGATGAATGGAGCGCCCGAGAAAGAATGGGGCCGAGCGATGGGCTTAGATACCCTCGCCATAGTGAGGTGGACGATCAATCTCCCAATCCATGCACAAGGCAGCAGGGACTAGCCCGCCAACGAACCCGGCACAGCCACAAGCTTGTCGGGTTTTTTGTTGCCCGCATCATCCCGCGTGTAAAATAACGGAAACTTAGGGAAATTTGAGGAAAAGCATGAGCGAAAGAGATATTGCCGAAGCGATCTTCGGAGCAAACGGTGAGCGCATGGAGTGGGCGATCAATCTACCGCACCTCCACAATGGCATGATAGCCAATGCGTATGCAGCTTACGAAGGCGTCAGGCATGAGTCATGGGGTGAGATGATGGATCTTGCGCAGGCCATCCAGAGGGATGAGGGCTGGGCCTATGTCTACATCATCAAAGGCACGCATGGAGGTGTAGAGCGCATGAAGATCGGCAAGGCGAATGACATGCACGATAGGCTAAAGCTGTTCAATGTCAAAATCCCATTTGATATCGAAACTGTCGCTTCGTTCTACGTCCCAGGCGCATTGCAACTTGAGCGCATGATGCATGTGATGATGGATGGCAAGCGCATCTCAGGAGAATGGTTCGATCTGAGTGAGAGCGACCTCAAGAAATTGAAGTTAGTAGGATTAGGGGCTGAGTTAAAGGGATGGGCGATGGTCATGGATCGCATCGTTTCCGCCTATCGGGAAAGCAACTCTCTGCCTGATGCCGACTACATCGCCTACCTTGAGTTACTATTGGCGATGAACAACATTCCTTTCCAGCGCAACGGGACATTGAATCATGATTAACGATAAGGCAACAACGGATTGGGAGCGTATCGAGCTTGATTACCGGGCCGGCGTGCTTTCCATCAGGGAGATAGCAGAGGCTCGCGGCTGCTCTCACACGGCGATCAACAAGCGCGCCAAGAAGGAAGGCTGGGAGCGCGACCTAAAAGCAAAGATACAAGCTAAGGCCGATGCGCTGGTTTCCAAGCGGGAGGTTTCCACGTTGGTTTCCACTGAACGACTGGAAACCGAAAAAGGGGTTGTAGATGCCAATGCGCAGGTAATCGCCGATATTCGCATGGCGCACCGCAGAGACATTAAGCGATCACGTAACCTCTGCCTGTCGCTGCTGGAAGAAATGGAGCAGCAGACAACCAATCTCGACCTGTACGAGGAATTGGGCGAAATGCTCCGTAGCGAAGACAAGAACGGGATGGACAGGAAGAATGATCTTTATAGCAAAGTCATATCCAGTGCGGGCAGGATCACCAGCATGAAACAGTTGGCTGATACTCTGCGCGTGCTAGTCGGCCTTGAGCGCGAAGCATATAGCATCATGAATGAGGATAAGGCTCCTGAGAATATTCCTGATGGTTTGGGCCACTTCTATGGCGAGTGAAGGTCGAGCATCTCTGAATCCTGCCCTAAAGGAATTCTGGACGAAGCCAGCGCGCAATCGGGTATTGATCGGCGGGCGCGCAAGCTCAAAGTCATGGGATGCGGCCGGCTTCGTTACATTCCTGGCGAACAAATATAAACTTCGCGTGTTGTGCGTTCGACAATTTCAGAATCGCATCAGCGAATCAGTTTATGCCCTGCTCAAGATTCAGATTGAACGCTTCGGCCTGCAATCGCGCTTTGATATTCAGCGAGACAAGATTTACAACACGGCAACAGGTTCGGAGTTCATGTTCTATGGCCTGTGGCGCTCGATTGACGAGATTAAGTCGCTAGAGTCCGTGGATATTCTCTGGATCGAGGAAGCGCACAATCTCACAGAGGCTCAATGGAAGACGCTAGAGCCGACCATTCGTAAAGACCATTCGCAATGCTGGGTGATATTCAATCCCAAGCTTGCTACTGATTTTGCGTATAAGCGGTTCGTTCGGAATCCGCCGCCTGAAACTATCGTGCGTCAAATCAACTATGATGAGAATCCGTTCTTGTCTAATACGATGCTGAAAATCATCAACGCGGCCAAGGAAGAAGATGCAGACGAGTTTGCCCATATCTACCTGGGAGTGCCAAAAGACGATGACGCAAGCGTAATCATCAAGCGCAGCTGGATTCAATATGCTATTGATGCGCACAAGACGGTTATCCCGGCCTCTGGATCATGGTCAGGCGGCAAGACAGTCGGCTATGACGTTGCAGACGATGGCGCCGATAAGAACGCCACTACGACCATGGATGGCTCTATCGCTACTGGCCTGGATGAATGGAAAGGTGGCGAGAATGAATTGCGCGAGTCCGCAGAGCGAGTGCGGTTGACGGCAAAAACGCAAGATGCGCAGCGAATAGGCTATGACTCTATTGGCGTGGGCGCCGGGACGGGATCGACGCTCAATAGCCTGGGATGGTCAAGCCACTTCAAATTCAATGCCGGTGCGGCCGTATCAAAGCCAGATTCCAATTACGGGGAAACGAAGATCAAGAATAAGGATTTCTTCTCCAACCTCAAAGCGCAGGCTTGGTGGCTTATTGCTGACCGCTTCCGAAACACCTATCTTGCCGTCACGAAAGGGATTGAATTTGCAGCAGATGATATGATTAGCATATCCAGCGAGTGCGATTCTAAATTGCTTGAAAAGCTGATGGATGAATTAGCGACGCCGAAACGAGACTTTGATAATGCCGGCAAGGTGAAAGTCGAGTCAAAAAAAGATTTGGCGAAACGCGAGGTCGCATCTCCAAATATTGCTGACAGCTTTGTTATTGCAAACAGCGCAGGACTTTGTTCGGCAGGCAAGAGCTTCTACGATTATTGAGGAACATATGGGATTTTTCGATTGGGTGCGCGGCAAAGAAGGCAAGCCAGTGCAAGAGGCTGAGGCTGTGAATAACGTTGGGCGCCCTGGCCAGTTCAGTACGGATATCTCCATGGAGCCTCTTGACCGTGGGGCCATGTATGACGCGATGATCAAGGCGCCGACATTCAAAGGCTCGCAGGATGGCAGGCAGCACGCCATGGACGCCTTCTGTGACCCCGGCAGTAATCCATACGCCAGCAAGAATGCTTTCGTTTCGGCTACGCAGCGCATGCCTGACTCGCTTATGTCCTGGTATGCAAGCCAAGGCTTTATCGGCTTCCAAGCCTGCGCCATCTTCGCGCAGCAGTGGTTGATTGATAAGGCGTGCTCGATGCCGGCCAAGGACGCCGTGCGCAATGGCTGGAAGCCGACCATCAACGACGGAAACGAAGAGACACCCGAACTGATCGCGGAAATATGCAAGCTCGATAAGCAATTCCGCGTGCATCACAATCTGGTTGAGTTGATCCGCAATAAGCGCATCTTCGGCATTCGCATCGCTCTATTCGTTGTCGAGTCGGACGATCCCGACTATTACCTCAAGCCATATAATCCCGATGGCATCAAGCCTGGCAGCTATCGCGGAATCAGCCAGGTAGACCCGTATTGGATGACGCCATTCATGGGCGACGATTCCATCATGGACGCATCGAGCATCCATTTCTATGAGCCGACATGGTGGCAGATCGGCAGCAAGCGCTATCACCGCACGCACCTGATTATCGTTCGCCATGCCGAGGTGCCGGATATTCTCAAGCCTGCCTATCTGTACGGCGGCGTGCCGCTTACGCAACAGATTTACGAGCGCATCTATGCAGCAGAGCGCACGGCCAATGAAGGGCCGCTACTGGCGATGACCAAGCGCATGAATGTAGTAAAGCTTGATCTTGATAGCGCTTTTCAAAATCCCCAACGATTCATGGAGCGCATGGCAGAGCAAGTTTCCTTACGTGATAACTACGGAACTCGCATCATCGGGAAGGAAGAAGAGTATGAGCAGCACGAAACAAGTCTGGCGGACGTTGATTCAGTCATCATGACGCAGTATCAGCTTGTGGCCGCGATTGCCGAAGTGCCGGCTACGAAACTGCTTGGCACGTCTCCCAAGGGCTTCGGCGCATCGGGTGATTACGAGGTCGAGAGCTACCGCGAACTGCTGGCCAGCCTGCAAGAGAATGACGGTGCGCCCTTCCTTGAGCGCCACTATGAAATCTTGTCGCGCTCGGAATTCAACGGCAAGTATCACATTGAGCCAGTATGGAACCCGCTGGATGAGCCGACCGAAAAAGAAATCGCGGAAATCAACAAGCTCAAGGCCGACACGTATGCAGCACTGCAGCAGACTGGCGCCATAGATGGCAATGATATCCGCGAAGCACTGACGAAGGACGCGCAATCTGAATTCGCCGGCATGAGTGCGGATATGCCTGATGACCTGGATATACCCGATGACCAAGACGACGCCACCGCAACAGCCTAAGCAACTGCGCGGCCTGGCGCTGCATAACCCCGTGGGGATCGAAGAGCGATACTCGCGGGAGCTGCGCAAGCTGGCGCGGGAAATGACCAAGGCCACGCAAGAGGCCGTCAAGGAACTTTTCCGCACGCCCGACGCAAAGGAGTTCTTCGCGCAGGATGCCAGCATTGCACTGCAGGCGCGGCAGATGCTCAATCTGCTTACCTCGCGTTTTGACCGCCTGTACACGAGCTATGCAAGCCGCCTAGCGCGCAGGATGCTGGGAGAGGTTGACGAGCAGAGCAAAGCGAATCTGAAACGCTCATTCAAGAAGATGACTGGCGAGGTAACACTCAAAGTCGAGGATATGCCGCAGGGTATGCGCGACATGTTTGAGGCCAGTATCAGCGAAAACGTGGATTTGATTAAGTCGATCCCGACGCAATACCTTGATCGCATCAAGGGCGCGGTGAACCGCTCGATTACTGGAACTGGTGGCATTGGGCCGCTGCAGGAAGAGATTAAGAAATACGGCGGAATGTCGGAACGTAGGTCGCGGAATATCGCTCTGGATCAGTCACGAAAAGCATACAATACTGTCAACATTGAACGGGCAAAAGCGGCCGGCGTGAAAAAAGGAATCTGGATTCACACTGGCGGAACGAAAGAGCCGCGTCCTTTGCATAAAGCATATAATGGGAAAGAATTCGTTTTATCCGAAGGTGCGCCAATTGGGGACAAGGGAGAAAATGTTATCCCCGGTGAAAGTCCATTTTGCCGCTGTAGTTTCCTGCCGGTAATTAATTTTGACGATATGTGAGGGATGCCATGTATAAGCATTACAAGTTTGCTGGATTTGAATATGCCAAAGCTGGCGCATGCTCGGTGATGAAGATTTTTGGTCGATTGGTGTTCTGCAAAGCGGGCCGTCAATATCAAATTCTTGGCATTGATTTTTAGGGCATGTGAGGGCAATAGATGAATATCGCAGATGAAATGATCGTTACCTTATCGCTGACCGTCAAGAAACTGATTGGCCCCGCTCTCATGCTGCTGACAATCAACATGGATGAGAAGCCATGTAATCGCATGTTGTTTCTGATGGGCTACCAGATAGCCGGATGGAAAGTTTAAAATGCCGCTGAAAAAAGGCAGTTCCAAAGAAATTATCCAGGCCAATATAGAGGAGCTGATTGCAGCGGGACATAGCCCCGAGCAGGCCGCTGCAATTGCTTATAAAGAAGCTGGCGCGGCCATGGACGAAAGCGCCCGCAAGTTCGATGACTTCGGCTGGATGACCATCGAAGACAATCCAATCTCCAAGGTTGGCGTATTCCCCTATCTCGGCTCGCAAATCGGCGCGGATGACAAAAGCAAGATTTACATGGTGCTTCGTCCGCAAGAGGAATTGAATGATCCTGAAACCATCGAGTCATTCAAGCTCACGCCATTCATAAACGAGCATCCCGAGAACCTGCTAGGCAATATCGGAACCCTTGTCAAAACAGACAATAAGCGCGTCGAAGGAGTAATCGGGGAAAAGGTATATTTTGAATTCCCATACCTCCGCGCCAATTTGCGTGTATATTCCGCACAAACGCTCGATTCAATTGAAATTGGCAAAGAACAGGTTTCAGCCGGCTATAGTTGCAAATGGTCAAAAGAAAGCGGAGTGTTTGATGGCCAGGCGTATGAATACGTCCAGCGCCGGATACGCGGCAATCACAGTGCATTAGTTGTAAAGGGTCGCAGCGGCCCGGATGTGTCAGTCATGGACAGCATGACATTCAAACTTGAAAGTAAGGAGCAACAAATGGAACTGGAAGAACTGGTAAAGGCCGTCGCTGCGCTCACTGCGACCGTCGATAAGATGCAAGGCGCAATGGACGAAGCCGAGGGCGAGAAAAAAGCGGCCAAGGACGAAGACGAAAAGAAAGCGAAGGAAGAGGCCGATAAAAAGGCCATGGATGATGCCGAGGCCGAAAAGAAAGCGGCCGAGGAAGAAGCCGCACGGAAAGCTAAAGAAGAAGAAGACGGCAAAAAATCCGAAGCCATGGACGCGGCCTTGAAGCATGTCAAAGAACTGACGGCGAAAATCACAGCTTTGGAAGCCAAGCCTGCAGCAATGGACTCGGCAGCCATCATGGTGGAAATCGCCAAAAAGAATGACTTGGCTTCGCGTGCCAGCCATTTCATTGGCAGTTTTGCCCATGACTCGATGACACTCAAGCAGACGGCGGAATATATCGCAGATCAATTGAAGCTGCCGAAAGACAATGCCGAAATCCGCGTCGAAAGCTACCTGGCCGGCCGTCCATCGCCATCGCAGGCATACGGCATGGATTCCATCGACGTTCAAAAATCCACCGGCGCGGCCTACCTGGCTACGCACGTTAAGTAAGGAGCAGCAACCATGGCATTTCAATCAGTTGTACGCCAATTCCCTGCGGATGGCATCGTCGGCGACCGCGCCCTTGACGGCCCAGTGCGCGCAAAGAACGTTGTTCTGCGCACCACCGATCCTACCCAAAACGTCATCGGCCGCGCTGTGACGATGGTTGCTGCTACCGATGGCGTTGCTGTCGCTGGTGGCACTGGCGTCTTCGCCGGCATCCTGACCAACAGCAAGCAATACGCATCGCTCGGTGGCGCTACCGGCCCGCTGTCGCCTACCCTGACGCTGCCTAATGAGCTGCCAGTCGAAGCGACCACGACCATTCCAGGCGTGTTCATCATCACGTCCACGACCGCGAATATCGGCGATGGCGTGGCCTACGCGAATGCTACCGGCATCATCGCCGCAGCGCCAGGCGGAACGCCACCAGCAAGCCACACGTTGATCCCTGGCGCATCGTTCATCTTGCGCAATATCACGACTGCCAATTCGCTGGCAATCATCCAACTGCTTAACAGCTAATAGGGGCAAAAAATGGAAGAAACAAAAATCCGTGGTCATCGCTCTGCCCGAAAAGTGGGCGCACTGAGCGATTACCCAGTTCAATCCATGGCAGACGTTGCCGCCCTGGACAACATCGGCATCACCTTCACGCAGCGGGCCATTGGCCAGATGTACTCTGCGTACAAGGACGGTGCGCACATGATCAACAGCGCGATGGATACCAACCTGACCGCGCCACTGAGCACGCCATCGATCACCACGCCGATCCAGTTCCTGCAGCATTTTGCGCCAGGCTTCGTGTTCGTCACCACCCGTGACCGAGCCATTGACCGCCTGATCGGCGAGACTACCATGGGCCGCATCGAGGACGAAGAAATCGTTCAAGGTTTCAGCGAGCGCACGGGTAACGCGTCGATCTACCAGGACAGCAACAACGTCCCGATGACCAACTGGAACACCAACTGGGAACGCCGCTCCATCGTGCGCCACCAAGAAGGCCTGCAAGTCGGCTACCTGGAAGAAAAGCGCGCATCGGCCATGAACTACAACAGCGCCGCTGAAAAGCGCGTGGCTGCTGTCATGGGCTTGGAAGTGCAGCGTAACTACATCGGCTTCTACGGCTTCAACAACGGCGCCGGCCGCACGTATGGCTTCCTGAACGATCCGTCGCTGCCTGCCTACGTCAACCTGCCGAACGGTGCAGCCGGTACGTCCACGTTCGCCACGAAGACAACGCTGGAAATCATCGCCGATATTCTGTCGGCCCTGAACGCCCTGCGTGTGCAATCGGGTAACGTCATCGATCCGAAGAAAACGCCTATCACCTGGGCGATGGGTCCATCGTCGGTCGATTACATCTCGATCCCGACGCAACTGGGCTACTCGGTGCAAGAATGGCTGTCGAAGAACTACCCGAACGTACGAGTTGAATCGGCCCCTGAATTGGACGCCGCCAACGGTGGCGCAAACGTGTTCTACGTGTATGCCGATTCGTATCCAGAAGGCAGCACCGACGACGGCAAGGTGTTCATGCAGATGGTTCCGGCCAAGTTCGTCACCATCGGCGCGCAGCAACTGACGAAGGGCTACGAAGAAGTCTTCGCCAATGCGAGCGCGGGCGTGATGCTTAAACGTCCATTTGCGGTGATCAGAAGGTCGGGCGCGTAGCGACAGCGAAAAGAGTGTTACACTAATCCCCATCTTAAACCGTGGGGATTTTTTTATGGATGTAGTTTATTTTGTTTATGCGCTGACTTTTAATAATGGAAAAGTTTATATTGGAATGAGTAAAACGGATTCCAATGGACTTTATGAGTCTCGATATAAAAGTCATAAGTACGCGGCTAGATCGGGTAAAAAACTCCCCGTCTACTGTGCATGGAGAAAACACGGAGCGCCTATTATGCATATAATTAGCACTCACAATAGCCGCGATGAATGCTGTTCTGCGGAAATATCCGAGATTGATTTGCGTGATTCAACAAACAACAAAAAAGGCTATAACATCCTCAAAGGAGGGCAAGGCCAAGATTCCGCTACAAACCCAGTGATGCATGCTCTAATGCGTGAAAGAGTATGGGATAACCCTGCTTGGCGAGCAAAGTTAAGTGCTGCATTAAAAGGTAGGCAGGTATCCCATGAAACAAAAAAAGGGTATGCTGAATTTTGTAAAACCCCATTAAAATCTGAGGTGGGCAAGATAGCATGGAGGCGACCAGAATACCGAGCAATGAAATCAGCGGCAACAAAAAAACAGATGGCCGAAGGCGGGGCGGATCACTTAAAAAGAATATTTGCGGGAAGAAAAGACCCTAGGAGCGCAGAGGGAAAAGAATTGCAACGGCAGAAGGTAATCGCGTATTCCGCCACGCCAGAAGGGCAGGCGTCTACAAAAAAAGGATATAAAGCCTTTGCATCTAACCCAGCGAATCTCGCGGCGGCCCGCGCAGGACAGGATATTTGGCGCGCATCTGATGCGAACAAGATACAATGCCGAAAAATGGCAAAACTAGCTGCTGAAAAGTGCAGTAAAAAAGTCATAGACAAGAACACTGGTGAAATTTATGATTCTCAGAGAGCGATGGCTAAGGCGCTGGGAGTTAGCGAGGCATCAATTAGTAGATATGTGAAAGATGGAAAAGTAAGTCGTTGTTAATGATAGAATCTGGTTTATTTACCTAATTACCGACCCGGAGAAGAAAAGATGCCATACGTTTACAGCGCACTGACCTGCGACAATGAATACGCCGATTACGTCAAGAGCGGCCAGGGCGATCAACAAATTATCCGCCGCACCGTCAAGATCGCGGGCGGTCATGGTCTGATGAACAAGAACTTCGTCACGCCACAAGGCGCCGTCGTCACCGAAGTGACAGATGAAGAACTGGAGTTCCTGCAGACCGTCAACATGTTCAAGGAACACGTTGCAAATGGTTTCATCACGTTCGACAAGAAAAAAGGCGATGCCGATAAAGTCATCAGCGATATGTCCACCCGCGACAAGTCGGCGCAGATCGTGCCGTCCGATTACGAGCCAGGCGGCATGATGGACGTTGTGCCAAAAGGCAAGAAATAAGGCGATAACATGGCCCAGCATACCCTAGACCTACCGGCATTCCGGGCCATGTTTCCGGCGTTTGCCGATCCTACTAAATTCCCTGACGCGTCCATTCAAATGTGGTGGACGATGGGGAATCAGTACATATACAGCTACGACAATTGTCTGATCTGTGGCGACACGTTGCAGCTCGCGCTTAACCTGATCACGGCGCACTTGGCGCAATCCTTCCTGATGATTGGGAATGGGCAGGCGCCTGGAATCGTCACAGGCGCTACGGAGGGAAGTGTGAGCATTTCCATGGCCGCACCTCCGACAAAGAGCGGCTGGCAGTTCTGGCTGGCATCCACGCCTTACGGCATGCAACTTTGGGCGCTTCTGCAAACACTGACTGTGGGTGGCTTCACCATTGGTGGCCTGCCTGAGACTGCCGGCTTCCGTCGCACCTATGGGGTGTTCCAGTGAGCATGGAAGAGGAACTTGCGCGGCGCCTTGAGGGGTTCAATGGGCGCCAGGCAAAAGTAGGCTGGTTTGAATCGGCAGAATATCCCAATGGTAAGAAAGTCGCAGAAATAGCGATCATTCAAGAATTTGGCGCGCCTGGCGCGAATATTCCGCCGCGCCCATTCATCCGCCCCACGTTCAATGCTCAAAAAGAAAAATGGACTGAGGATATCGAAAAGGGCGTCAAGGCTGTTTTGCGTGGTGCGACCACGGCGGAAAACGTTCTTACAATTGTGGGGCAAAAAGCAGCCGGCGATATCCGTAAGGCGATCAGCGATGTATCCTCGCCCGAGCTTGCGGAATCCACAAAGGCCCAGCGTCACCGCGACGGTTTCACGGATGAGCCATTGAACCGCACCGGTTACATGATTGCGACCTGCACTAGCATAGTGGGGAATGTGGAATGAATTTGCACGCGATGGTACGCGGGCATATCCCGCAAGTGAATCCTGATATCGCGGCGACGTGGAAGCGCAGCACGGGGCTGTACGTGACCGCACTGGATGGCACGCGCACGCCTGGCTATGACCTAGTTCCGGTTGTCATCCAAGCGCAAGCTGCAAGTGGCAAGGACATCGAGCGATTGAACAATCTCGGCATTCAGGGCGTCGTGCGAAAGGTGTACGACTACGGCAATAAGCAAGGCATCGTGCGTCCTGATGGCAAGGGCGGCGATTTCCTCATGTTCCCACAAGTCCCTGGTGCGCCTGTGCAATCGTGGAAGATTACGAATGTGATGGAGACTTGGCCACAATGGTCGGCCGTTTTCGTGGTGCTGCAAAATGACGCCTAATCAGCAAGCAATCTTTATCGCCGTTCGGGCCTACATCTTGAGCCTGATTGATTGCGAAGTGGTGCGCGGGCTTGATAACGGTGTCCCGATGCCCAAGCAGCCGTTTATCTGCCTCACGCCGATCATGAGCAATCGGCTTGCCACGAATCAGCGTTCATACGATGGCCTAGCTAACAAGAACATTCAGACCAACATGGATTACTCAATCCAGATTGATTGCTATGGCCCGCTGTCAAGCGACTGGGCAGCGACTATCTGCGCTACGTGGCGCGACGATTATGCAGTGGATAAAATGGCGCCGACTTGCGCGCCGCTTTATGCAGATGACCCAAAGCAACTCCCGATTGTAGACGGAGAAGCTAACTTTGAACAGCGCTGGATGCTAAACGCTGTTTTGCAATACAATCCTGTTGTAACCGTACCACAAGATTTTTTTGACCGTGCGACTGTTGAGTTGATCAACGTTGATGTCGAATATCCACCGGAGTAATTCAAAATGATTCCAGCAAGCGCTTATGTAAAGATTAACCCGGCGGTTATTAGCGGGGGTGGTGCAGCAATGGCGATGACTGCCGTAATGCTGACAAATAACGCTGCCGTGCCTATTGGTGCTGTGCAGCCATTCCCAACAGCTAATGATGTTGGCACGTTCTTCGGCCCATCAAGCAGCGAGAAGGCATTGGCTGACGTGTATTTCGCGGGCTACGAGAATTCCACGGCGAAGCCTGGCAATCTGTACTTCTCGCAATATGCCACCGCGCCAGTCGCAGCCTATACCCGTGGCGCATCGCTGGCGGCTGTAACGCTTGACCAGTTGAAGGCCATGACCGGCACGCTGATCGTCACGATTGACGGCACAACCAAAACATCGAGCGTTATCACGCTGACGGCTGCGACTAGCTTTTCGAACGCTGCAACGATCATCCAGGCGGCATTTACTTCGCTGGGCGGCACCGTCACATACGATTCGATTCGTCAGGCCTTCGTCATCACATCCAGTACGACCGGCGCCACATCGACCATCAGCTATGTCACTGGCACGATGGCCAATAGCCTGCGCTTGAGCCAGGTCATGGGCGCAGTCACCTCGCAAGGCTCCCTTGCAAGCACGCCAGCCGCAGCCATGGACGCCATTACGGCCGTCACGCTGAACTGGGCAACCTTCATGACGATGTGGGAGCCTGTCATTGCCGACAAGCTGGCCTTCGCTACGTGGACGAATGCACAAGGCAAGCGCTTCCTGTATTCGGAGTGGGATACGGACATCACCGCGACGCAGCCTGGCAATGCCTCTTCGTTCGGCGTCATCGTCAACACGCTCAATCAATCCGGCTCCAGCCCCTTCTACGGCACTGCTGTGCATGCTGCCTTCGTTTGCGGCACGGCTGCATCGATTGACTTCGCCGCTACGAATGGCCGCATCACGTTTGCATACAAGTCGCAAGGCGGCCTGCCTGCCAGCGTCACGGATGGCGCTACCGCAGCGAACCTGAAAACGAACGGCTACAATTATTACGGCTACGTTGCCACCGCTGCAGACAGCTTCCAGTTCATGATGGATGGCGTTGTATCGGGCGATTTCGACTACATCGACAGCTACATCAATCAGATTCGCCTGAACAGTCAGTTCCAATTGGCGCTGATTAATTTGCTGATCGCCTCGACTTCGATTCCATACACCGATGCAGGCTACAGCTTGATCGAAGCTGCGTGCATGGACCCGATTAACGAGGCGTTGAACTTCGGCTCGATCCGCGCAAATATTCCGCTGTCGTCGCAACAAAAAGCGCTGGTGAATGCAGCCGCTGGAGTGCAAATTGATACAGTGCTTTCCTCGCGTGGTTGGTATCTGCAAATCCTGCCGGCCACTGCGCAAGTTCGCGCTGCTCGCGGTACACCGCCCATTAAATTTTTCTATTGCGATGGGGGCAGCGTTCAACATATTGAGATGGCGTCGATTGCCATTCAGTAAAATGATATAGTTCTGCATGCGGGATAGGAGGCATCCGAAAGTCAGTCCCTAGCTGATTTCCCGCATTTTTATCTAGGCTACTTTAGGGGTAGTAATGAAAACATGTACGAAATGTAAAATTGAAAAAGAACTCACCAGTTTTGGCAAAACAAAACAAAATAAATCTGGTTTTAATCCATCGTGCAAAGAATGCGCATCAATTGCGAATAAAGCATACATAGAAAAAAATCCAGAAAAAAGAAAAGAAACATGTAGAAAATACCATGCGAGAAATGCTGAAAAACTTTCTGCGAAATCATCCGATTGGTATCGAGAAAACAAAGAAAAGGCATCTGAAACACGGAAAAATTGGCGATTAAGAAATAAAGAAAAAGATAATGCAGACATAGCCAAGTACCAAAAAACACACACAGAAAAATTGTCAATTGCTGCAAAAATATGGCAGAAAAACAACAAAAATAAATGTGCTGAATACGCCAGCAAATATAGAGCAATCAATCCAGAAAAATCAGCAGCAGCAAGAAGGCTTTGGGCGTCACAGAACAAGCATAAAATTAACGAAAAAAAGCGCAGAAGATACGCATATAAAATGCAGGCAACTCCTACATGGGCAAACAAAGAAAAAATGCAAGATTTTTACTTCGCGGCAAATTTTTTAGGTATGGCGACTGGTGAATTTCATCATGTTGATCATATAGTGCCTTTGAAAAGTAAGTATGTATGTGGACTTCATTGCGAGGCAAATTTAAGAGTTTTGCCAGCGCTGGAAAATCTGAAAAAATCAAACCGGTACTGGCCGGATATGCCTTAACTGCACAGGAGCAATAAAAATGTCGATTACATCAGCAGATGCCATTTTCACTATTCAGGTTCCGGGTCTGTATCCGGTTCCGCAAGTCATCGAGGGTTTTTCGGTTGACGAATCTTTCATGTCGGATGACGTGACCATGGGCGAGGCGCAAATGGGCGTCGATGGCAGGGCGTCTTTCGGTAAGGTTCCATACCTGACGCCGCTTAACGTCACGCTGCAGGCTGACTCCAAGTCCAATGTGGTATTTGACAACATCAAAGCCGCCCAGGATACGCGAGGCAATGATCTGTACCCGACGAACGTCATCATCATCATTCGCGCCACGGGCGAAAAATGGGCGCTGACGAATGGCCCAATGCTCACGGCAACGGCGATTCCGAAAGGCGGTAAAGTTCTCGGCCCGCGTAAGTTCGGGTTCCAATTTGAATCTTGCGCGAAGGCACCTGTTTAATCATGGCACGTAAAACACTGACCTATAAAGTAACCGACGAGAACCGCGACAAGAACAAGGTTTTCATTCTAACTGAAATGTCGCCTCGTGATGGCCACAAATGGGCCACACGAGCATTGTTCGCCGTCATGAATGGCGGCGTGGACATTGATGACGATGTTCTGAATGGTGGCTTCGCTGGCTTGGCGCAAGTGGGCATCAAAGCATTGGGTAATGTGCGGCCTGAAATCGGTGGCCCATTGCTGGATGAATTGTTGACGTGCGTACAGGTCATGCCCGATCCATCCAAGCCAGGCCTGTTGCGCGCTGATTGGGAATCGGATGTGGAAGAAGCGGCGACAATCTTCAAGCTTCAATTTGAAGTGCTGCGCCTGCACACGGGTTTTTCGATTCCCGTCGCTCAGTCGATTTTGGAGTAAGCGACGGGGCCGGTAATGCCCGGCTGCTAGAGTACACGAATATACCGCCATACATTGCTACGGTGGTATCGGCAGGGATGGCCTCCCTGCATGAGCTTGATACTGTGTATGGCCTTGAGGACGTGTTCGATATGCTGGAAATTATAGCTATCGACAATCACAATAAGAATCTTTTGAATCAAAAGGAATAGCGTGGCTATAGTAATCGAGTCCCTGATTGTCACGCTTGGCCTTGACGCTACCAACTTCCGGCGCGGCACGGCCGATGCAACGCGAGCGCGCAATACACTCGGGGATACGAATAGACGCCAGGATGCGGAGACATCCGCACGCGAAAAGAAGCTAGCGGCAGAACAAGCGAAGCGCGGAAAAGAGGCAGATGCTCGCGCAAAGGCTATGGCCGATGGCTTCCGAAAAGTGCGCAATGAGGCGCTGTCTCTGTTCGCTCTCTTTACGGCTGGCGTGGGCATCAAGAACTTCATCGCCAACACGGTAGAAAGCGCTGTCCAGCTTGGCTATCTATCTCAGAATCTCAAAACAAGCATTGAATCGCTGCAAGCCTACGGACGCGCAGCAGAGCGCGCTGGCGGCACGACTGAGGGCGCTTTCGCGCAACTGCGCGAGTCGGCTGATTCGCTGGCTGCATTACGCTCTGGCCTTGGCCCGAACGAAGGCATGCAATGGTTCTTTCGCATGGGCGGGTCAAGCGATGACCTAAAGGACGGCAATACGTACCTGATGGCGCGCAGCAAGATCATTTCCGAAATGTTCAACCGTGATCCACAGCGGGCGATGCTCATCTCAAAGCAGATGGGTATCAGCGAAGACCAGTTCAATCTGATTAAGCAGGGGCCAGATGCTATCAAACGGTTGACAGATGCACAGATGAAGAACTCTGTGATCAGTGCCAAAGATGCGGAAGGCGCTCTTGAGCTAAAAAACAAATGGCTCGATTTTAGCCAGGCTATGACAGCTACAGGGACAAAGATTCTCGTGGCGCTGATACCGGCATTCTCGCAGCTCATGAACTGGCTGCAGACTGTTGCCGGCTGGGTGACGGACAACAAGGATTTGATCGGAGCATGGGTAGCTGATTTCGTAACGAAGGCGATTCCAGTAATGCAAAAAATTGGCAAGTTCCTTGCTGATTTGGATTGGGAAGGCGCGGCTAATCGGCTCAAGCTGGTAGGCGATGCAATCGTCAAGATTGCTGATGCTCTGAGCAAAGTGATAGACCTGTGGAATGAATGGATTGGGAAGAAGGGCGAAACTGGAAAAATTGGGACGTGGTCTAAAAACACTATTGATCCAAAGGGGGAGCATGCTGCCGCAATGAAACAGCGGTATAGCCCGGAAGAGGTGGCTAAAGACAATGCGAACAAAAAAGCAGGAAAACCAAGTCAATATAGTTGGTTTGATTATTTTACTCAGCGTATGGCTGCGCGATTCGGAGATAAAGAGGCCAAAGAATTCATTCGTGATAGTACCGGCGTAGATGAGTTTGGCGCAGGTAAAGCATCGTCATCTGGCGGCGGGAATTTCTCTGCTCTTGAGAAGAAATATGGCCTTCCATCTGGCTTGCTGGATTCCGTTTGGCAGCAAGAGTCCTCACGCGGGAAAAATATGCTGTCACCGAAAGGCGCGCAAGGTCATTTCGGGTTCATGCCAAAGACTGCGGCGGCTTATGGACTGAAAGACCCGAATGACTTGGCAGAGTCAAGCGACGCTGCAGCGCGTATGTACCGCGATTTATTGAAATCGAATGGCGGGAATCTTCCTGGCGCATTGGCTAGTTATAACTGGGGAAGCGGCAATTTGGCGCGTCAAGGCATGGGCGCTGCGCCAAAGGAGACGCGGGACTATATCGGAAGCGTTATGGGCCGCATGGGCGCCAGCAATGCGGCGCAGCGCGGAAATAACAGCACATCGACTAGCACATCAGACGTGAAAATTGGAACTGTCAACGTGCAGACTCAGGCGACGGACGCGCAGGGCATGGCTGCTGATGCAGCTAATGCTTTACGTGCTAAATTCAGGTTCTCTGACCAAGCCAATAGCGGGATGCAATAATGCCTCTGCCAATAATCCCTAAAAGCCTATACCCGCTTGTGCCGAACGTGGCCGGCGTTCCTGCGTTGCTGCGTAACTCTGCTCAAATTCTGGACACGTTGACGCTTGGCGTGCTGGGTATCGGAAATATTCTAGGGCAAGAGCCTGTACGTTGGACAATCCTAAATAAAGATGGTGATCCAGTTGCAGATTTTGATTCCATCATATCTGTGGATATGCGCAACAGTTCCCGGATTTCAAACTACCCAGTTGAGAATGGTAGCTTCAAATCGTACAATAAGGTTGCGAACCCGTTTGATGCCCGCGTAATTGGCGTGCGTACAGGTACGGAAACTCAGCGCCAAGAGTTCATTGATAAACTGGAATCTGCAACTGACTCGCTTGATCTGTTTACGATTGTCACGCCGGAAGCCACCTACGAAAACGCGAACATTGAGGCATTTGATTACGTGCGAGAAACTACGAATGGAGCCGGCATGATTAAGGCATCCCTTACTTTTGTGGAAATCCGCCAGAAGAAGGCGGCGAAGTATTCTCAAGCCAAGAGTATTAGTGCTTCCGACCCGCAAGCGCAAGGCCAAGTTCAGACGGTTGATGACCCCGCCATTGATGTAAGCGGGTTCGCTTGATGCTTACCATCCCATTGACTGCTACGCCGTCGCAGACCCTCTCTGTTACCTTGGCTGGGCAGTTCTGTAAAATGCAGATCGCGCAAAAGAGTACAGGCGTCTTCCTGAGCTTGACCGTGGGAACAACTGATGTTTGCAATTCATCCATATGCCTTGACAGAGTTTCGATTGTGCGGCTGCCTGGTCTGGTTGGCACGCTTCGCTTTGTCGATACTCAAGGCCGAAATGATCCTGAATATACGGGCTTCAATACCCGCTATAAATTGGTGTATCAGCCATGAGTGATACTGGATTCACAAAAAAGTTAATCGAACTGACGATTACGTTAGGTGTTGGCGACTTTGGCGCCGACCTTGGCGATACAGTGACCATTAATAATTCCATGGACGACAGATTGCGCATGATGGTCGATGTCGTCAATGCTGGCGGCCCATCGATGGGTATGGCCACATTGCGCGTCTACGGATTGCCATTTGAAATGATGAACAAGCTGACCACAATCGGCGTCATCAATAATGCCATTCGTGTCAAGAATACGATTTTGATTGCGGCCGGCGACGCCGAGACAGGAATGCAGAACGTTTTTCAGGGCGTCATATCCGAAGCATTCGGCGATTACAATGCGGCCCCTGACGTGCCATTTAACGTGATTGCTTACGCGGCCTATGACGCGGCATTGAAGCCTGTCGGCGCGATCAGCTACCAGGGCGCAACGGATGTCGGCGGGATCATGCAAACCATTTCAAACGAAATGGGGTTGATCTTTGAAAATAACGGAGTGGATGTAAAACTGTCCAACCCTTATCTGCCCGGCACAAATCTTGACCGCGTGCGCGCCCTGGCAACAGCGGCAGATTTTCGTTGGGCAATGGATCGCCAAGTTCTGGCTATTTGGCCGCGCAATGGCGCAAGAGGCGGCGAAGTTCCGATTGTATCGTCTGAAACTGGCATGATCGGTTATCCTTCTCTATCGAGTAAAGGGATGGATATCCGAATGGCTTTCAATTGGAACATGCGCCTAGGTGGGAATGTAATGGTGGAAAGCGCGCTTCCTATGGCATGCGGCGAATGGAATATTTTCAACGTCTCGCATTCCCTGTCTTGCGAAATGCCGGATGGTCCATTTTTCACGAGAATTGAGGTGTACCGTGTCTTCTGAGGGATATGTCGGAACGCAAGGCCCAGAGTCGCGGGCCAATGAATTCAACGCAGTCGAGTTCGTCATTACGCAACTGCTGAACAAAAGGAATTACACGACGCTCGTTCAGGTTATGGCTGTGCGTAGCGCTGGCGAAGTGGCGCCAGTCGGCTTTGTGGACGTGCAGATCATGCTTAATCAGATTGACGCGGCTGGCAATTCAATGCCGCATGGTATCGTCAACAACGTGCCTTACTTCCGGTTGCAGGGCGGCGCAAATGCCGTGATCATCGATCCTCAAGTGGGAGATATCGGCATGGCCACGTTTGCAGACCGTGATATTTCATCGGTGAAAGCCAATCGCGCCATATCGAATCCAGGCTCTAAGCGTCGTGCTGATATAGCTGATGGCCTGTACACTGGCGGCTTTCTTAATGCTGTGCCTACGCAATACGTTCGCTTTACAGATAGCGGCATCGAAGTTGTATCACCGACAAATATAACTATGCGCGCTCCCACTATCAATATGATTGGCGCCGAGAGCGTGACATTACAATCGGCCAGCATCGTCCTTGACGGCCCTGTAACTGGCACTGCTGGCGCTGCATTCTCTGGCGATGTAACTGGGCAAGGAACTTCGCTGCATACGCATAAGCATGGCGGTGTTTCATCTGGTGGGTCGCAAACTAGCACCCCAGTCTAAAGGAATACAATGGCCTCAACGCTAATTCTTGATCAATCTACATGGGATCTGATAACAGATGCACAGGGGAATATAGCTATGGCCACCGATCCATACTCCCTAGTGCAAGACGTAGCCAGCGCTATTCGTCTTTTCATCGGTGAGCTATGGTACGACACGACACAAGGCATTCCATATTTTGAGAATATCTTGGGACATAGACCTCCGCTGCAATATGTTAGAATCCAGGTTGAAAAGGCGGCATTGACTGTTCCGACAATCGTGCTTGCAAAATGCACCATAACAAAATTTGAAAATCGTGAACTTGTCGGATTTGTTCAAATAACTGATGCTGCCGGCACAGTTCAAACCGTTACATTTTAAGGCGCCCGATGTCAACCAGTAGCGTTCCTGATATTGTATTCACCCCGACCGGCGCAGTATTCCCATCTGAATCGGAGATACTTGCGGGAGTGCAAGCTGATTACAACGCTGCATTCGGTGGAAATCTGAATCCCGGCCTTTCTACGCCTCAAGGCCAACTTTGCAGTAGTACAGCGGCTATCATCGGCGAGAAAAACGACCAATTCGCATATTTCCTGACTCAGATTGATCCCGCCACAGCCAGCGGGTTTATGCAGGATGCTATTGGGAAAATATATTTCCTTGATCGCCTTCCCGCAACTTCGACTACGGTGCAAGTACTTTGCACAGGGCTAGTCGGCGTTGTGATCCCGGTTGGCGCGTCAGTAGTTGATTTGAATAGTGTCCGCTACCTTTGCACGCAAGGCGACACGATACCGCCATCAGGCTCTATCACGCTGACATTTCAAGCGATTACTGCCGGTCCGATTCAATGCCCTCCGGGAGCGATTACAACGATTTATCAAACGATTCCTGGATGGGATAGCGCAACAAATCCATTGGCCGGAATCGTTGGAAGCAACGTTGAAAGCCGTGCAGACTTTGAATATCGCCGTCAGCAATCCGTTGCCCTAAATGCTGTGGGGTCGCTCCCGTCCATCTACGCCGCCGCGTTCAATGTCGATGGCGTGGTCGATGTCTATGTGGCTGAAAATGTCACTGATGCGCCGATCACGGTTGGCGGGCAGACCCTTGTTGCACATTCCGTTTATGTCGCAGCAGTCGGCGGATTGGCGCTGGACATCGCAACAGCAATATGGAAAAAGAAATCGGTTGGTGCAAACTGGAACGGAAACACGTCCGTCGTGGTGGGGGATAACAGCGGATACGACGCACCTGTTCCATCGTACACGGTGAAGTTCCAGATACCGACGCCAACTCCCATCAAATTTTCGGTGCAGATAGCCAATTCTGCGACATTGCCAAGTAACATCGTAGCACTCGTCAAAGCCGCGATCATCAACGCGTTCTTTGGCGGTGACGGCGGTCAGCGTGCCCGTATCGGTTCGACGTTGTATGCCAGCCGATTCTATGCACCAGTCGCAGCGGCGTCGCCCACCCCCATATCGATCCTGTCAATTCTACTGGGCACATCGTCGCCCACACTGAACACACTGACGATGGGCATCGGCCAGGCACCCACTGTCACCGATTCCGATATAACCGTCACGATTGTCTAATCATGGAAAATGTCGAACAGACGATTATCAGTCAGTACGCGAACAGCGCGACAATCGTACAGCTGATTCAGAGCATGAACGGGTATATCGATCCGGCGACGGACTTTGCAGCATTTTATGACTACGTGTGGAATGTTGAGACGGCCCAAGGTTTCGGCCTGGATATCCTGGGTCGAATCGTCAATATCGGCCGCCAGCTTACGATACCGGCAAACATAAAGTATTTTGGTTTCAACGAGGGTATCGATTACCTGCCATTTGACCAAGCACCGTTCTACAACGGCGTGCCCGAATCAGATGTGTACACGCTGGCCGATGATGCGTATCGAACGCTGATACTCATGAAGGCGCTATTAAATATTTCCAATAGTAGCGCTCCATCGATCAACCGCTTATTGCAAAATATGTTCAAAGGTCGGGGCCGGTGCTATGTTACGGACGTTGGAAACATGCGTATTCGTTTTGTCTTTGAATTCGCGCTGTTGCCATACGAGGTGGCTATTTTGACAAAATCAACCGCCGTTCCGAGGCCCGCAGCTGTGCTGGCCGAAGTGATGCAAATTGATTTAAGCACGACGTTTGGTTTTAGCGAAGCTGGGGACGCGCAGCCTTTCGACTCAGGGGTGTTTTATAATCCTGCATCAAATTTGGTAACGGCAAACTAACGAGGTACAAAATGCAATCCACTGCACTTCCAACATTGATCCCCATTCCGTTTGCTGCAACGGGAGGGAAGAATACCATCCCCAACACGACCAACCCAACGCCAGGGGGCGCGGACTTTCCAAACGGATTCCCGGCGCTCACGCGTACGCCGATTCCAGCTGGCGGCATTCCGCCTGCTGGCTTGGACATGAATGGCATTTTTAACGCCATCACAGCTGTCCAGCAATGGCAGAATGCAGGCGGCGTTTTCAAATACGACTCGGCGTTCTCCACGATCATCGGGGGCTATCCGAAAGGCGCGATGCTGATGAGCACGGACTCGGCCACGATCTGGCTGAACTTGGCTGAAGATAACACCACCAACCCCGATTCAGGCGGCGCTGCCAACTGGGTAACGCTCAATGCATACGGCGCTGCATCCGTGTCAGGGTTGACTAACGCGAATGTGACGTTGACCCCGGCGCAGTATGGGAAATCCATCATTGTTCTGTCCGGCACGTTGACGGGGAATATTCAAATCATTTTCCCGACTGCGAGCCAGCAATGGTTGGTCATCAACAACACGACCGGTGCGTTCAGCGTCACATGCAAAACAGCGTCAGGTACTGGCGGGGTGGTTTCGCAAGGCGGTGGTCAACAATTTTTTTGGGGCAACGGCACTAACCTGAATCCGACCGCAGGAAACTCCGCACAGGGTCTACTTGTCGGCGCGGCAACCACTGCTGTGCAAGCCCCGCAGATTGGTCAGATTCCAGGCAAAAACAAGATCATCGGCGGCCATTTCGTAACCAACCAAACAGCGTATACCAGCGGTACGGCATTGGCGATTGGCGCATACGCCTTTGACCTGTGGAAGTCGTCCACTACGAACTCGTCAATGACTTTTACCCCTTCGCCCCAAGGCCAACAAGTGACCGTCGTCGGATCGTTCCAGCAGGTGCTGGAGCGCCCAAACATTGCAGCAGGGCAGTATACGCTGTCATGGGTGGGGACCGCGCAAGCTCGCGTGTACAACTTCGGGTCGAGCGCCCCGGCATACGCCTCTTCGCCGATCACTGTCGCGCTCGATGGTACGCAGAATGTGGTAACTGAATATACCAACGGAACCCTTGACTTTGTCCAGTTTGAAGCGGGGACCATGAAAACCGCATTCGAGCAGCGTTTCCCATCGGCAGAAATAGCCCTGGCGCAGCGGTATCTCTATGTGGTCAACTTCATCGGGATGATCGGGACTTACGGTGGCCCTTCGACGTTCGTTTCGTTATGTGTAAGTACGCCAACATCGTTCCGGTCAACTCCGATTATTAATCTTGCTGGATTGACCATGACAGTCAGTAAATCTGGTGTTGGCGTAGCTAGTACGACGAACGCTACCACCGCTGTTGTTAGCACCACCTCAAACGCGTTAGCCTTTAGTATTGGTGGAAACTGGACAGGGCTAGCAGCAGGGGATTCTATCGTAGTGACCGCCACACCGGGCGTGGCAGTTTTTGACGCGAGGTTATAAAAATTATGTACATCATTGGACAAAACAACATCATTCGCCTATCCGACAGGGCTAGCATCCCATTGGACCCGGAAAATACGGCATACCAGATTTACCTGCAATGGTGTGCCGAGGGGAATGTCGCAGACCCTGCGGACCCTGATCAAATGGACAACGCCCGCGCGATTCGCACGATGCAGATGCGCATGAAGCGAAATGACACATGGTGGGGCGGCTTCTCGTCGTCTGCGCTCGGCACCCCGCACATGTACGCATCCGCCGATGTGGACCAAGTCAATTTCCAAAATGCGATGACCGCCAATCAGCCAGCGCCCTTACTGTGCATCGATGGTGATGACAGGGTGATGGTTCCACACACTGTCGCGCAAATCAAAACGGTCAACGACGATTGGATGCCGTTCCGCGACGCTGCTCAACAGAAATTTGATGATCGTGTCGTAGAAATAAATGCTGCACCCACCGTCGTTTCTATTTACGCAATCAACTGGGATTAACTATCATGAAACCTATCTACATGGCTGCACCTGCAACGGGCGATGACGCACCGCAACGCCCGAAAAAACAAACACCGACGACGCAACCTGTTCCACCTAAAAAATGAATAAGCTGCGCTCAGTGGTCGTCCTGGCCGTTTTGTTTTGGCTGACGTTCAAACTGTTTGAGGTTGTCGCCAAGCTGCGGCCACCTGGCGAAGAGTGGGATGTCGCGTACTTCGTGGGCGCAGCAACCATCGACTGGCTGATGTATCGCGCTACCCCGCATCTAATTGCGGGTAAACTATGCAGGGACGTTGAACTACTGTGTATTGCGTCGATGTTCACACATGCGATTGGTTTTGCACTTTACATGGTTTGGTATCCGCCATACTTCCATAATTGGACGATCAAGGCTATCAACTATGTACTTGCATTTAAACTCATCACCACAGGCGGCGGTAATGCTTTTAACAACACTGATTGGCGTGGCCTGCTTCGTGGGGTTGTTTTACGACGTCAGAGCTACATGGCTCAAAAGGCGGAAAAATGAAATTATCAAGCATACTGAACGACTCAAGGGAATTGCTGCAGATCGGGCTGGAGAAGTTGATAGAGACGCCTAAGCCGTCGATTGCCGTCTATTCTTATACATTCATGGGCGGACTATCTTCGGTGATGGGATGGATTGTTGGAGTCCTGCCTAATCTTTGCATGCTGGCCGGCTTCATCGGAACTATTATTTTGGCGCATGCCAACTGGAAAAAGGCACAGCGTGAAGGTATTGAAACTGAAACAGCCAAGATGCAGCAGCGTATCGTGCGCGAACAGATGCGCGCAATGTCAATTGAAACGCGTGAAGAGGATAAAAATGGAACTCATTGAAGACTGGAAGAAGCAATTTCCAAAACTGTGGAGCGTGCGTTTCTCGTTCCTGGCCGCGCTGGCATCGGCTGCTGAGGTATCGTTCAATATGTATTCCACTGGCACGGCCCCTAAGTTGGTAATTGCTGCGGGCCTTGGTTCGCTTTGCGCTGCCTTCGCACGTATCGTTTCGCAACCTTCGGTAACTGGCAATGGCGACCAATAAGCAGCGCGCCGGGATAGCCGGTCTTGTGCTGAGTGCCAGCGCCTTCATTGGCCTGATTGCGCATGAGGGTTACACTGATCGCGCCGTTATCCCCGTTAAGGGCGACGTTCCGACAGTCGGCTTTGGCTCCACTGTGCGCGAGGATGGTAAGCCCGTAACGATGGCCGACACGACCACGCCACAGAAAGCTGCTGCGCGTGCGCTGTGGCATATCCAGAAGGATGAGCGCGGCCTCAAGCAGTGCATCACGGCGCCTCTCACTCAGGGTGAATATGATTTGCTGGTGGATTTTAGCTATCAATACGGCGTAGCCACCACTTGCAAGTCCAGTATGGTGCGCTTGACCAATGCAGGAAACTATGCGCAGGCTTGCGCGGCATATTTGCAATACAAGATGGTTTCCGGCCGCGATTGTTCTATCGCATCAAGTAACTGCCGTGGCGTCTGGTTGCGGTCCCAGGCGCGATACAACACTTGCATGGGCGAGCAGTCGTGACAGCCTATGCAAAGGTCGCTACGGTGCTCCTTTTGCTTGTGCTGGGCTTCGCTGGCGGCTTTGGCGTTGAGCATTGGCGGCTGGGCGCCGTCATCGCCGAAATGCGCCAAATGCAGGCCGAAACTGAAAGCCAGATGCAGGCCGTGCGCGCAGATGATGAGCGTATCGCCCGAGCAAATGAGCATGACTTATCCACAAAAGCAATCGCCACCGAGCAAGGAAAGCAAAATGAAATCGCCACTATCAATGCTCGCCTGTCTGCTGCTCTTGCAAGCCTGCGGAACCGCCCCGAGCGTCCCGCGTCTGCCGGTCAGTTGTCCAGCGCTTCCGCCGATTGTAAGGGCGCCACTGGGGCCGAGCTATACCGAGGCGATGGCGAATTTCTTGCGCGGATCGCTGCAAGAGCCGACGAACAGCGCGCCGCCCTTGCCGCCTGCTACCAGCAATATGACGACGCTAGAGAAATGACCATCAAGAAATGAAAATCTCCATATAGTGAGAATTTTTCACTTACGTCTCTGGCATGTTTGGCAAATTATAATCGCCACCATAATACCCCATTCCCATCGAGCAATAGGAATCGATTCCCCTAGCCAGTTTATAACGTCCATTCATGCATCCTTTTCAATGGCTTGTTTAATATTGTCGCCGACCGCATCAAGCATCGCGGCAGTACGATCAAATGCGCCGCGTGTTGGATGCTCTGCGCTAGCCGGCAGCGTCACAATATCTACGACAAGCGCAACTGGCGCGGCGACTACAGCAACTGCTGCTTTGAGTAAGTTTCCAAACATTTAAATCTCCTTGGCTAAAGTGGTCATGGGAAGTGGTTCCTTGCCGCATGCTTCGTTGTACTGATCAGCTTCGTAGATAACACGATTGCGGTACGCCAAGTCTTCGGCAACCTGCTGTTCGTCACTATCCACCGAATCCAGCGTGGCCATGATGTTGCGCCCAGCTTCCGACATGCGGCTCCAGACCTCCAGACCCGCAGCCAACACCACAACAAATAAAACAAGTGCAAAAAATTCAAAGCCGTACTCCATGATGTTCTCCTTTAAGCCGCGAGGCCGTCGCGGTGGCGGGTTATGCGTAGGCGCTTCCAGCCTGTCCAGGCTCGTTACTGCCCGTGCATGCGTTCCGGTGATCGTTCGCATGTGGGCAACGTTTATTGCCGCATGTCGAACACAGGATCATACGGTTGTTGTCCATCGTGATCGGATGGCATGAGTGGCAATCGCACGATACGGCCATATCCACCGTCATCCTCTTAATACGAGCCGCAGCGATTGAGTGGGCTTCCTGCCAAACACTTTCGCTATATCGAATCTTCTCCACTTCCGCTTCCAGCTCCTTCACGCGGGCTTCGGCTTTCTCGGCGCGCTCGGTTAAGGCTACGATCTGCTTTCGGTAATCGTCACATGCCACATCATAATTTTTTAACGATATAAGCGCGCCCTCATGTAGCTGCTGCGCGCCCCAGGCGGCGGCATTGGCTACCAGGGCCATATAGTCCTTGCCTGCCTTGCTATTCCCATACCGCGCCGCCAAAGCGGAGAACTCTTCCGTATCCACGCTCCCTGCATCTACTGGCGGGGCGATGGCCTCGATAGGGTCATGGTTGCAAGCAAAATCACATTTGTGTATCATTTTATTTTCCTTTCTCGCCCGTGGGCGCTGGGGTTGTAACGTCACTTGAACACGTCGGGATAGGGGCATTCCCCAATGTATTTCGATATTTCCAGGTCATCCGCAGATTGGCGTGGATCATCTTGCGGATGAAATTTGAAACTGGGCGATGACCTGAAAACGTCGTTACAGGCCATCCGTATTTTGTACGTAACTTCATTTCTTCCCTTTCAACCAAGGCATATCTTCCACAAGAACAACGCTTGGCTTTGTGCGCTCAAGCTCCCCAATCCAGTCTGCATGCGTCATGTTCTTTTCGGCCTGTGCCGCTGCTTCATTCTCATAACGCACTGGAATTCCAATGGCGCGCAGCATTATTTCAATTTCGCCTAAAAGTGCCGATTTTCCGCAGCCTACGTCGCCAGATACTATAATTTTCACTTCGCTCATGATGCCGCCTTGGCAGAGATAGCGGCGTAGAATTCAGGGTCAAGGCCCGCCCATACTACATCTTCAGGTTCAGCCGTGCGGTAGAGCGCTTCTTTACCTACGGACCGGACTATTTCATCATGTATAACGTCGCCGTGCTGGCAGTGCGGGGCAAGCGCGCCAAGCGCCGCAATGACGCCACGCAGGAACATATCTGTCTCGGCATCGCCCTGCGCTGCTGGGGCGGCATGCTTGCCTTCTTCGTCAATTACCCATTGCAGTTTGTCCTTTGCCTTTGCAAGAGGGACAAGGCCGCCGTCATCGTTGTAGCCGCCAGCAGCGTATCGAAAAAAGAAGTCGCGCAGCATATCGCTGTAATCCTCGGCGCTTGGGCCATCCGGCACGGCCACGGGCTGCACCGGGGCGAAATCTGGCGATGCTGTCGCAGCTTCCAGGGCTTTTTCTGCTATGTGCTTATCTTTCGATACCGTGGCGATAAAGCGCAGGGTGCCTTGTGCTTTTCCCAGCGCAATAGCCAGTTCAATTTCCTTATTCATCAGCGTTTGATTGCTCTGCTCTTGCGCCTGCACCGGGGCGGCTTGCAAGGCGGCGCGGATCAATGCTGGATAGAATTCCTCGTCTTCTTGCGTGTAGTTTTCGTAACCTTCTGCAAAAACTTCGTTTCCTACTTTAATGACCAGCGCTTTAATCTGTTCATTAGTCAGTTCATCCGCTACCACTTGGGGCGCGGCGGCGGAAATAATTGCCTCCATATCAGACAGCAATAATTCAACTCCATGATTTCCACCAAGATCAAAAGCATGAATGTGCTCGAAATCCAACCCGCGCACTATCTTGCGGCGCGCAATGTATTCCTTCACACGTTTTACTGATTCTTTACTCATTCTCTTCTCCAATGTGCGGCCCGAAGCGCGGGCCTGACGGTTATTTTTTACGATACCAGTTGCGCCGCGACTTCCGGCGCTGCCCACATCAGCGCAAGAGCGGCAGCACTGGCGGCAACGTAAATCAGGCTGGCGGTGATGTAGGCGCGGCTCATGCGATAGCAAGCCATTTTTGTGATGGCTTGTCGGCGCGAAAGCCTCCAACATAGCCATCTCCGCGAGGAAATTGCAATTCTTGGACTGTTATTGCCCCTTCGGTTAATTCAGAATAATCACTGTACTCTTGGTATACCACTGGCATATCTTCCGGGAATTTTTTCAGAAGATCAATCAAATCTTTAACTGTCATAGCCGCCTCCATGTTGGTTGATTTTTCAAGCAGCACTTGCCGCCGACAGACAAACTATATCGCCACTTGCATTTTAATGTCAACAACTTTATTTGAAATATTCAATGCAAACAACATAGATAATCCAATTCAATCATGCTAACATAGGGCCGTGACCAATCATCCACTACGGAGCCTATATGAACCAAGAAATTAACGACGCAAACCTGCTGTTTGACACGATGATCGAAGAGTTGAATCTCAAGAACGATGCTGCTTTGGCAAAGCTGCTGGAATCGCTTCCGCCGACGATCAGCAACATGCGCGCAGGCCGCGTCAAGGTCGGCCCCACAATCATCCTGGCAGCTATCGAGCATGGCCACTTCTCGCTGCCTCGCGTGCGCCGTCTTCTGGCTGGCATAAAGGACTGAGCCATGCACGGTAAAAGTCCACATATCCGAACTCGCGTCACATCGGCGACGGCGCGGCGCACGGCGAACATCACCGGCCTGATTGCCGTGCTTCGCAAAAACGACAAGATGACGTTTGACAGCATCAGCGAGCATCTGCGCATGTCGCCCAGCGGCACACGCAAATACGTGCGCGAATTGATCGATGCCGATGTCTTACGCGAGGTCGATCACCGTGTTTATTCGCTGCACAGTGCAAACCTGGTGGAAGCATTTGAGTCTGCTCTAGCGCTGGCGCAAAAGCCGCGCTCGGCGTTGCCAGTAAAGAATGGTTCGCCTCAACCTTGCGGCGTCACTGTCCACATCATGAGCGATGACACGCATTATCAGATCAAGCGGCCGAAAGTAGTTTGCGCCAGGGATGAACTTGTTACGGCGCTGTTTGGATCGGGGCCAGCTATGAGGGAGCAAACATGAGCCGAATTCTTGTTTCATGCGAATATTCTGGAAGAATTCGCGATGCGCTTACCGCCCTTGGCCACACAGCAGTATCGTGCGATTTGCGGCCAGCAAAAACACGCGGCTGGCATATTCAAGGCGATGTGGTGGATGTATTGCGCAGCGGCGCAGAGAGCTTTGATGCGCTGGTGGCGCATCCTTATTGTACTTTCAATGCGCTATCTGGAGTGCAATGGCTATATCATCCAGAAGATACGGCATTGAATCCCGAGCGGAGGCGCCGGCATCCGCGCTACCCCAGCCGAATGGACGACTTCCTCAAGGGCATTGAATTTTTCAAGGCGCATCAAAAAAGCGAAATTCCAATTCAAATTATCGAGAACTCACAGCCTCATGGATTGGCAATGCAGCACCTTGGTCGATACAACCAGATTTTGCAGCCATGGATGCTTGGATCGCCATTCACTAAAGGCGCTTATCTTTGGCTCAAGGGTATTGATGAAGTGCCTACTACGCACACGAAAGCCGATTATACCAAGGGGGAAATCAAGGCGGCCTGTCATCTGATGCCACCAGGGCCGAACCGAGAAAAAGAGCGTAGCCGAACTGATCCGGCCATCGCCATCGCCATCGCCAAACATTTGCACAGTCGTCTTACGGGCGTCAAATGAAAGTCCTACAAACCATCGCCCTTGCCGCTTGGTGCGCCCTATCGGCCGCTGCTGTTACGGCCAGCTTTGGCGACTGGATATTCGGCGTGGCGGTAGGCCTGTTTTTTGTTGGTATTGGCCTTGATGCTCTTTTTGCGAAGGATTGATGATGAGCTATTTCAAAGTAAGCGGCAATACTTGCTTAAATGTAAGTGGTGGAAGAACTTCTGCATATCTCGTCAAGAAAGTGATTGACGCTAATTGCGGAATACCTGACGGCACTCATTTAGTATTTTGCAATACAGGTAAAGAGGATGAGGCGACACTTCTTTTTGTGCGCGATATCGGAAAACAATGGGGAGTTGATATTGCTTGGCTTGAATATCGGGAAGGCGCAAATTTTGAAATTGTCAACTTCGATACGGCCAGTAGAAACGGAGAGCCTTTTGAGGCGATTATCAAGCAACGCGGCGGGGTTCTGCCAAATCCTAGGGCTAGATACTGCTCATCAGAAATGAAAACTCGTACTATTCATCGTTATTTGAGATCTTTAGGAATTGATGAATGGGAAACAATTTTGGGAATCCGCGCAGATGAGCAAAGGCGAGTGGCAAAGTTCCGTTCAAATCCTCGGCCTGAAACTCCCGATGAGAATATACGTATTCCACTTGCTGATGCGAATGTTACTGCTGGCGAGGTTGGTGAATTCTGGCGAAAGCAAGATTTTGACCTTGGACTGCCGAACAATGGCGGGAAAACAGTTCATGGGAATTGTGATTTATGTTTCCTTAAGACTGGGGCATCCTTAGTCAGCCTTATCGCGGAGAGGCCGGATCGTGCTATTTGGTGGGCCAATCAAGAACGTTCCGCTGAATATGTTACTAACGGAAATGGCGCTAAATTCAGAATTGATAGGCCAACATATCAAAGCATGCAATCATTTGTGAAATCTCAATCGGATATGTACGGATTCGATGAAAATGAAGAGGCCATATCATGTTTTTGTGGAGATTAAAATGACTTGCACGCACATGTATGGCGGCGTAGTTTGCTGGTCGCCGGTCTATCGGTTGCGCCTGGCTGACGGCCGGCGCGTTTTCATGGAGTGGCATTCGTATCTCGGCCCGAGCATATTCCGCGACCGTGCATGCCGCCGCGTGTTTGAGGACTGGTATGATGACGTGCTAGTTTGCGATGCCTTGGACTGGTTCATTGATCGTGGTCACAAAGCATAGTCTGAATAAATTTCCAGGTAATAAAAAGCCAGCTATATGCTGGCTTTCTTCTTAGTTCAATAGGGAGGGCTGAATCGCCGCTTCCAGTATTTCCCGCTCAGTGCGCAGAGGCGGGATTTCTTTCTTTCGTTGTAGCATTAAGTGCGAGCCAAACGAGGCCTTGACCTGCGAGCTAATCTCTTTGGCGACCAAGTCCTGCATTTGCTGCCAGAGGTTCTGATTTCGCCGTCCAATCTCATCGCGCATACGGTAAAACTCTTTCACGAGGCCGATCTTGAATTTCATGACATCGCCAAGGTTTCGCATGCAGCATATCAATATCGTAGCCTGCTGCTCATTAAGCATTGCTACTTCTCGATCTTGTGGGCCGCCATTGGTTTGAAAGGTTTGGTTCTCAAATCTTACCCTTCCAAACTGTTCAAGAGCATCCATTTGACGGCGGATCAGCTTAATAACAGAGGCATGGCTTTGCTTTAGACCAAAAGCTAGAATTACGGATGACGCCCTTGGCTCGCCATCATTGTCGATTGCGAGAAGTCCAGATAGGAAGCCTTGTTCAATATTGTTCATGATTTTCTTTCGCCTGAGAGTATCGTCTGAGAGGTGCAACGCCAGCCGGTGACGAGTCGGTGTTCGGGGATCAGCCTAGGCGCGCATTGCTCATTGTACTCTAAACGCGAAAAAGCCCGGAAAGTCCGGGCCTAATATCAGGCGCTGATTAATCGGCTTGGTTAAACGCGGCGACAGCTTCCGCTGGTGCGTGCGCCCGTAAAGTGATGAGAACAGTTCCGCCGCGCTTGCCGCTCATGATGGCGTGGGCATCGCATTGTTCATCAGCGCTCAGGTTGCGCCACTTGCTGATAGAGCAGTCGCCATGCCAGATTGCTTGCGGGCCGTCAACGGATGATGGCCCATATGAAAAACCGCGCTCTGAGAGCCAATTAGCTGCAGCGTATTGGGCGCCGAAATCATTCCCTGGGATAGGTTGAAATTCTTTGATGCTTACGCCCACTACACTTTGCTTACGAACTGGCTCATCGCCCTTTGCCGGCCCTTCTGGCGCCGATGGTGCTGGCGCATCCGTTACAGCTTCGCCGCCTAGCGCGTCAACCAGGTCGGCCGCCATCTTGGCCAGCTCGCCGGTAAAGAGCGCCATGTCGCTATCGAAACGCTCGTCGTCGTTCTTGGTGCTGGCTTCGGTTTCCTTGAGAACGTCCAGCATCTTGATGGTCTTGATGGTCAAGCTTTCGTCCAGTTGAAAGCTGATCTTGTCGATCCAGGTCATGGCCAAGCGCTTGCATTGCTTGCCATCGGCGATGTGTTGTTTCATTTCGCCAGCGTAAAGCGTATGCCGCTTGTATTGCACCTGAGCCTTGCTCTCGCCCGTAGCGCGCAACGTGGCATCCTGGTCGATGGTAAAGCCTGCTGGTGCTTCATCTTCCTGCAGCCACTCGGTCATCGCGGCGACCGGCGAGCGCATGACGCGCAGACTTTCCAACGGCAGGCGGTCAACGGATTTCAGAAGGTACTTGACAACATCATCGGCCTTACTCGGGCTTGCTGTGTCGATCATCAGCCAACCACTGATAGAATCGATCCATGCAAGGATTGCGGTATTGATGCGGAAGGCTTGCGGCAGCAGATCATCAGCCACGCGCTCTTTGATTTCCTTCATTGCCTTCTTGCCCGGCGCAAAGCCCTGCGCTTCTTCCAGTTCGGCGGCGCGCTCTTTTGCCACTTGGTTGATAACGGACGAAGGCAGCAGGCGCTTTTCGGTTTTCAGCTTGAGCAGGTATTGCCCATTAACGGCATGAACCAGCGGGCCATTAGGACGCGGCGAGTCCCAGCCTTGGCGCATCAGTTCAACGCTGCTTGCTGGAGTGAATTCATTCGACTTTAGCGCGGCCGACAGTTCATCAGCCGTCATTTTGAAGCCGCTCAGGCGGTACATCTGGAGATTCTTGAACATGGTTATCCTCGTTGATTTTGGTGGTTATTACAGTTGATCTTTGGTGCTGGCTGCATCGATACCAGCCTGAAATATCTTGCGGAAAGCCGAGTCCATCGGGCCATCGCTAGGATAGCCTTCGCGTTCGCAGAATTCGGAAAATGCCGCGTCAATGGCACCCTGATTCACTACTGGCGTGGCAGCATCTTGAATATCCGACAGTGATTTCACATTGGAATAATCAAGTGATACTGCGCCAATACCTTCAAGCCAAACATATTTCCCATCTACACTGCGGGGAACAAGCCCATCGTTTGGCATCGCTACTGGCTCGGTCGCTTTCAGCGCCGCAATCTCCTTCGCCTGGCGCTCAATGGTGGCGCGGTATTGCGGGCCGCAAAGATGCGTGCCGCTATGTCCATGACGCCAGGTATAGCCGCAATCGCAACTGTGTGTTTCTGGATTCATCATTTACTCCCTGCCATGATTACTGCATCTTGAAAATCCGCATTGCCGACGATGCAAATGCAGATGACGATTATTGCAATTGCCATGTATTCCCAGTTGATGCGCGGGCGCTGCATAGGGATGCCGCGACGTGGGCGGCTTGTGTAGCGGTTCATTGGCACACTTTGGCGATTTCATTTCCAGCCATCATTGCCTCGCGCTCAAATTTTCCAGCGCCCGCACTCCAGCCTTTGTTAAATGCTCGGATAACATCCGCTCTCTCTTTCCCTGGCTTGAATTCCACATTGGCCTTTTTCATCATGGCGTCATCCAGCCTGCCGTTAAAGAAAATTTGCATAGCCAAAGTCTCATATTTGTTGTTCATTTCCCACTCCCATTAGATAACAGCACTTGGGCATAAGCCCATTGATATTTTGCGCGCTCGGCTACTGGCAGGCAGTCAGCGAGGCGCAGCATGTACGATTCAAAGCTTTGGCCGTCTTTCATGGCACAGGCGCCGCTTCATTTTGCAATGCTGCCCGCTGTTCTTTGATGTGATCTTTATACCATTTGCTAATATAGATCGCATTGGCTGTAACGCCGCTTTTACGCGCCGCTTCCGCTGGCCATACTCCCAGCATAATCAGCTTTCGCGCCTTAATCATTTCTGGCGATGTTTTAGCGCCCATTTGTTTCTCCTGTGATGCGCCCCGAAGGGCGCTTTGTGATTATTAGTCCCAACGGTCGATCTTGTAAATCTGCGAAATTCCAGCAGAGGTTACGCGGACGGTAGCCGGATTGAATGGATTGCCCTGGCGAACATCAATGCCAATTGCCGAGCCGTCCATAAAGCCGCCCATCTTTGCGGTATTGGAATAGCTTTCGATCACGCTGCGGACTTCCCGCAATTCCGCACGTAACAATGAGGGAAACAAGGCCGCGCCAGGCGTGCGCGTTTCGCGTGCGCCATCGATCAGCAAGATAATTCCATCGCCGTGATGCTGGAACTTCTGCTCGGCTTCATCTCCCCAGCGTGCAGGCAGGCGCGTTATCGCAGCCACCGATGCCCAGCCAGCTTGCAGGCCGTATTGTGATGGTGCCGCGCCGCCGTTCCATACGTACCATGCGAAAGAATGATCCCACTGGAACAGCTTCGGCGAGTCAATTTCTTCGGCCGTGGTGATGGAAATGAAATTAGCGGTACGGCCAAGTTGTACTTCCATTTTTTCAGCAGTCCCGAAGACCGTGCGAACAAACTTTTCCATCGTGATAGCGATAGTTGGCGCGGACATTGCTGGGGCTTGCGCGGCGCTTTTCGGTTGCAAGTGACCAAACACGCCGGAAGATTTAACTTCATCCGCTTTCTTTGGCTCCCAAAGTTTAGGGATTTCTTCCAGACGGGCAATGCGGCGCTTGAGAGCGGGAGCAAGGCCCATTGCTGCGAACAGACGTTCAGCCTGCTCAATGGCGCCAGCAGTAGGCGCGGCTTGCGGACGCTGATAAGCCAACGGATGCATCTTGGCATTCCAGCTGCGTTGAGCCTGTTCAAAGCTTTTGCCGCCTTCAATATCGTCAAGCAGCGTTGCAATCATGCTGGCGCGAGGATGGCAAAAGCCAGATGGGGCTTGCGACACTGCGCGATAGATCAGGTTTTTTCGGAGTGTCAGGCCGATGTTTTCTTCCATGATCCGATGCAGATCAGCGAGGAACTGAGCCTGTCCGACGACTGCAGCGCTATTGCCGAGCTGGTCATCTTGCAAAAGCTTCAAGGCAAGAACGACTGTTTTCTTACTATATTCGGATAATGCGTGCAAAACGCTGCCGAATTCTTCACGCTTAACCGATGCCGCTGCAAACGCGGTAGTCAGGCCAGATGGCTTATAGATGCGCGTTGCTTCCGGCTTCACGGCGAAGTGCGTCCAAACATGGCCGGTTGCCGGAACGGTGCTTTTTGCCGTGCCGTATTGGCGCTCGCTGGAAATGAATGGCTTGGTGATTTTTGCACGGGCGACAATGCGCGCCATCGCTGAAACGGCTTTAGCGTAGTTGGCTGGCGCATCTTCTTCGTCCCACATCGCCGAAACAATGCGACCATCATTGGCCACGATTACCAGGGCGCCGAAGCGCTCGATAAACTGGCGGCAGCACGAGCAGGTATGATACTGACGCTCATCGCCATCTTTGAAACTGGCAAGGTAGGCTTCGTACAGGCCAGCTGCATCCGTTTCAAAGACCGTTGTTTCGATGGCATTGAAACGATCATTGATACGTTGAATAAATGCATCATACGACTGATGCGAATTTTGCTCTAATACTGCGCTCATTTTCTTCTCCTTTTTGTATCGGCCAGCGGATGCCGGCTACTGGTAGTAAAGCTATATCGCTTGGGGATTTTTACTAGATAAAACGAATCATGGTTGCCGGCCCATCCGCTCCTTCTGGAGTCATTGGGCACCAAAAATATTTAAGCAGAATTTCCAGGCTATAGAGGCTTGTTCCTTTAGCCTCAGTCCAGATAATTTTTGGGTCGCCGCGCTCTACGTGGCCCAGCGGGCGAAGCGCAATTTCAAGTGCCATGATCGTTTCTCTATTTTCGCCGCGCCGTGTGCGCTGCCCATGAGTAGAACTATACGCCTTACATTGCATAATGCAAGTAAATTATTTATGTGTTGCAACTACGCGACATCAATCGTAGCGCAGCAGATTTTCAATGATGTTGTCGATGTCTTCGCGGGTCGATTTCGTCAAGATATGCTTGAGGACGGCGTTAATAATTCCATTAAAAAGAGCCTCCTTTTTGTCATCGTCCATCTTGGCGAAAGACCAGCTATCAGCGATCAGGCGCACAGTTCCATCCAGCCTCACGCGGGTGGAGTAGAATCCTGCCAAAATTGTAATGTCATCCCGAAACTGGTCAAATTGCTTTTCGACCACCTGGCCGCGATGCTCAATGGCTTGCGGCTCCCAGCAGTCGAAAGCGTAGTTTGCAAGGGCAAACAATTTACGATGGTACTTGACATTGTTATGTCGCTTGATCGTCACGCTGACACCAGCCCCGACCTTGAGCTTTTGCAAGTAGTCGATGCCGGCCTGATCAACTGGAGCCAGCACGCCGCCTGCGGTTTTCATGAGGACTATTTCTGCCACAGTGGCGCTCCTTTAGTTGGTTTATTTATGGACAGCAGCGCTCGGAACAGCCGCCCAACTTGATTGCGTCAGGATGGTCGAAATCTTCGGGCGTTCCGTACCACTCGCACTCGCGTTCGCAGCCCACGCAATCGTAATACAGGCTGCCTTTGCGAAGCCGCAAGCCATCCGGCAAGTTCGCCTCATACACCTCTTCCGCTAGGGCGGCAGCAGTGCGGCGATTCTGGTTGCGTTGACGGGCGTTCATTCCGGCGCCGCCTCTTCGACCTTGATTGCCGACTGAGGTTCAGCCGTCGGCACGCCCATATTGGTATATGGGTACTTTTCTTTCTGCGACTGGATATGCGCAATGAAATGCTTGCCGTGCGATTCGGCATAGGCAAATACCGCCCAGTCATCCGATGAGAAATTGGCGTAATGATAAACGCTACCGGGCTGGCCCTTGCTGAAAAATTGCACGGCGAGAACCTGGCGGGCAGCGTCATAGCCGATGGCTGCAAGCTTGTTGGATTTTACGGGCGTCAGTTTGATGTTATTCGCATTCATGATATTGCTCCTGTAGTTAAGCGGTGTGCTTCGATTGTGCAGCGGAGACGTGAGCGATGATAGCTGCGCACATGGCCGGGAAATCAGACTCATTGAACAGCTTGGCGGCCTTTTCAGTCGCGGCATGCTCAAAGCCCAGTTGGCGCAGGCCATCGGCATTGATGGACAGAGGCGCGATGCGTTCGTTGATGTGGCCCAGGCGCAGGCTTGGCGGCACTGCAATCACGTCATCTTGCGATTGCAGCAGATCCGCCACTGGCGCTGTCTCAACTGCTACTGGCGCTGGCTGCGCAACGACAATTGCTGCCTGCCGTTCGGCTTCGGCAGCGCTCTCTTCTTTCAGGCGCGCATCCAGTGCCGCTTGTGCTTCGGCATCGACACGCGCCTGCTCTGCTGCCGCACGGTCGCGTTCAGCCTGATCTGCAGCGGCCTGACGGTCTGCATCGGCTTTAGCCTGCGCAGCCTTGGCGGCATTCAGTTCAGCCATTTGACGGTCGATTTCGGCTTGTGCCAAGCGATTCTTTTCTGCCTGTGCGTCGGCTTCTTTTTTCAGTTGGATAGCAGCGGCTTCACGTTCGCGCAGCGCGGCGGCTTCCCGCTCGGCGGCCAGAGCTTTAATGCGGTCTTCTTCTGCCCTTTGTACTGCGGCCACGCGTTCTGCCTCTTCCTGAGCCAAGCGCGCACGGGCTGCAGCGGCTTCACGCAATTCGGCCAGTTCGGCGCGTTCTGCCGCGACGCGTGCCGCCTCGGCTTCGCTAGCCTGCGCCGCATCGCGTGCCGTCGTCAATTTAGCCATTGCATCAGCGTGCGCCGTCTTGGCTGCATCCAGCAGCATGCCGAAATCTTCGCCAGGCTCATCGGCAGCCAGCGCTTCCAGCATGGCGCCGATGTCGGCCGAACTCTTGCCAATGGCGCCAAGCGGCAACTCGCGCATGGCGACCAGGCGCAGGCGGGTCTGTTCTTCGCGGGCTTTTTCAGCGGCCTTGATGTCTTCCTTGCGTTTTTTCTCGGCCTCGATGGCGGCATCGAACTTGGCTTCGTATGGCAGAACTTCGGTTTTCAGTTCGGCGTAGCGGGAATCCAGCAATTTCCCGATGGCGAGGATTGGCGCCTTACGGTCAACGCGGGCCTTCTCGCCAGCAATACGTACATCGTCGCGGAAGCTGGCGCGGTACTTGATGCAGATTTCCATGCCGGCCGGCGTACTTGCGTCAGGCGTGATCGCATCCGCTTCGGCTTTCAGTGCCGCGAATTTATCCAGGAATGGCTGGAATACTTCGGTGACATAGGTCGCTGGGTCCAGGGTGATCAGTTGGCTTGAAACTGGTGCCGCTTGGGTTGCAACAGCGCTGCTTACTTCGTTTTCTTGAGTGTTCATTATGCGTCTTTCTTCCGTAAAGTTACTTCGTAGTGAGTGACCAATTTTTCAAACTCGGCAAGTTCATTTACCATCTGGTCAATGTACTCATCGTCCCGCTGATAGGTTCGTATCCATAATTGCTTGTCGATGATTTCCATCGCTGGGCAATACACACAGAAATCCCACCATTTTCTTGCTGTGAGCCACATGCATCCCTGCACCTGATCCATGAATTCGCTTGTGTCGCCTTCGATGTAAATTCGCTGCAGACGCTCAGGAGAAATCAAGCATTTGTATTCACTTCCGCCATCGCTCCCGATAAGGCCGTCCGCGCTGGCGCCGAAAAGACGATCTTCCGAAAGAACGAACCCGGCGCGCTCAACCATATGACCACTAGCAATCTCATGCTCTTGCCGTGCAGCCGGTTCAAGATCGTGGCCGCGCCGCATGGCGAAAGTTTCAAAGCCTTCATCTAGCGGTTCGCCGCTGATGCGTTCAATGGCAAGGCGGAAAGCATAATTCTTCGCCGCCTCAGAAAAGTCGCCCACTGGCAAGCCTTCAATGCCACGCTGAATAGAGGCTGCCTTTGGTGTGGCGCGGTATCCGGCAATTTCTCGCGCATAGCTTTCACTCATGCCCTGCCGGATTGCGTCAACATAGGCCTGCTGCTTTTCATCCAGGCCGCCAGTACGCGAACGAGCTACAGTGAACATACTTGCGGTTATTACTCCTGCCCTTGCTTTATGCCAAGATTCACTTCCTTGCTCGCAAGTCAGGATAATCATTTCACGCCGCCCGTAGCCTCGGCAATGGCCATCAGCTTAGGATACTCATCGGACAAGGCATCCTTCGTGGCATCCGACAGGCGCTCCCACATGGCGCCAAGCATTTCCACGCCGCCTGCCGCGTCATTTTTCAAGTCGTCCAGCATCGTCTGCATGTCGGCCGAAAGAGTTTTCTTGTCATTAAGTACTGGCTCGGCATCAATGGTGCGGGACTGGTCAGCGGCGGTTGCGTCTGCCTTCCAGCCTTCATGATGCGCAGCCAACGACTTGCGGCCTTGAGCGCCAGCATCTTTCCAGAACTGCTGATATGCGGCAACGCCTTTGCTTGCGGCGGATTTTGCTTGAGCCACCAGGTCTGCCGATGCTTCTGGCGCGGCGGCGATGCTTTGCGTAGTGTCGGCGCCAACAGGCGTGATATCTCGGATTTCACGATTTCCTTCTTCCAACTCGTCGGGCGTATAGACGCCCAAGATTACATCTGGAGCGTACAGGCGCGCCCAGCGTTTCACGGCCAGATATGCGAGTTGCTGGCGTGGGTCGGTGGCCCACAGTGGCGAGTTACGCACGGTAGCCTGCGCCAGAAGCAGGGTCAATTCGCGTGGCTCTGTTTCGCCGCGTAAGGTTGCCCATATGCGAATGCCAAGGCCAGTTTCCAGATTCAGGTCATAGTCTGATGCGTGAAACTGATACGCCTTTTTATAATCGTCTTTGCCCCTTGTGCCTTTTTCTGGCACGTTGACAACCTTAGTCTTACCAATGATGCGCTCCCATGCTCCGAACCATTCATAGTTGAAACGATCCTTTGTCACACCGCTGGCCGTGATGGCAGCATTGACCAACTGGCCTTCATAGCCCAATGTGCCGTTGACGATATGCGTTTTCTGAGCAACTGCGAAAGGGTTCATTTTCCATTGCATCGCTTGCATGATCACAGCCGCGCAATCGGACGAGCTACCCTTGAGGTGCGCTGGAATCGTCGTGCGGCTTCCAGCCATCACATCGGCCATGCGCATGATGCTTTCCATGCTGGCAACGTCCAAAACCAGCGATGCGGTGCTGGTCATTGGCATCGGGGCCAACTGCATCGAGGCTTGGCCTTCATTCGTAACTTCGCTCATATTTCTCTCCGTGTTGAACTGCGTTTTCCGCTCACTGCGGGAATGGGTAAATCATATCAGACGCATTGAATAATGCAAGTAAATTATTTATGCGTCTGCGATTCTCTTTGGCGGATTTGCAACAGCTACTGTGGCTCGGATGCGCCTGCATACAGTGGAACGATGGTTGTTGGCGTCTTGATACATAACCGCTCAATGTCGCAGGCCTGCTTGTCTTAATTGGCGCAAACGGCCTTGCCATCCATGCTCAGCGCAGCCCACATAATAGGCTTGCGGACTTCTGGTTGCGCTACTGGCGAGGCAGCAATCATTGCGCGGTATTGAGCCACGCCGTTGATCGCCGGATTTCCCAACGTCACTTCGATAGCAGCAACAGCCATCGCGTCGGTCGGTTCGATTGGCACCAGCTTCCAGCCGCTCGGAACTGGAAGGAGCGCGCCGTCAATCACGCCCAAGCGTTGCGACAGCCAATCGTCCATTTTCCGCTTGAAATCGCCATCAGGAACGACCAGTAAGGTATTTTGCAATGCGCGGTATGCGTCGGTAAGCGCAGCATCCTGTACCGGGACGGCTTGCAAGGCGGCGCGTGCCTGCGCAATCGCTGCCGATTCGTCGTGAACGATGCCAGTGATTGTATTGAAGTTGAACTGCTCAAGCATAGCTTCCAGCGCCTTCACCAGAGCAGCATCCGGGCCAGCGGCGGCGCAGGCTTGGCCGTAGGCGCGCATCTGGTCGGCGGTGTAGTGCTGTGCCAGTACATTTAAATGATCCATCTGAACCTCTGGCAGATCGGGCAGCGCGCCATTGGCGGCTGCCGGGGCTGCGAGCGATTGCAATTTCTCGTTTGCTGCAAAAAATTTATGGTTTGCATTGCGCAATGCCTCGCGCATCGCGTCCAGTTCTTCCTGCTTCGGCGCCATGGCAAGCGCCCGCTGATGGATGGCCCAATACAGATCGCCAACATCAGGCGACTTGCGCCGCGCATCCGATGCGAACTTGTTCAGTGCATAGCGTTGCGATGCTACGTCGCAATCCGTGCAGTCAAGGTCGAAAACGTCAGGGTTGCTATGACCCGTGTCTTCGCAATTTTGGCATTTATGGCTCATTGTGGCGCCTTAGAAAAGTATTCGATGATGGCCAGAGCCGCGATAAATGCGAAGGCTGCTAACACGGCTGGCTGGCGGATAAAGTCGCGCAGGGGCTTGAAGCGCGATTGCGTGCGGATTTTCATGGCTTCACCTCTGTTGCAGCAACGGCGGCGCGGGCGGCGATCAAGTTCATGCGTGCTTGGTGGCGCTCTTCCTTGTTGCTGAATTCGTTGATCGAGCAGAACGAATCATCCAGACCTTTCAGCGCTGCCACCAGCTGCGCCTGGATGGCCAGCAGTTCAAGGATAGCGTCAGGGTTAGCGGCTTGGCAGAATTCTGCGATAGCCTGCAATTCGCTTTCGGGCGTATCGGGGCCGCGCTGTACCGAGAACGAGAAACGATTGCGCATCTGTTCAACACCCTTGCGCCATCTATCATGCTCCAGCGCGTAGACGGTATGCCCTGTTACTTCCCATAGTAACTGCGTTGCGGCTGTCGCCTTCACTTTCAATTCATCAAACTTTCTCATAAATCCCCCTCGTTATGCCGAGCCACGCGGCCCGGCTGTTGGTTAAATTTCGATTGCTTCTGGTGCGCACCAGTCGCCATGCGTAAGCTTTCTTGCTTCAAACTTGCGCCGAATTATTGGCTCATACTGAATGCGCGTTGCAAATTGGCTAGCGGCGATATGCCGTGCGCCAATCTCAGTCTCTGCAATGACTTCCTCATAGCCAAGATGGCGATCTCCCGGAACCCAATCTTTTGTGGTGATATGTACCAGCCATTCTTTGGAAGCCACTTCATTCCCCTTTCAATTTATAGATTCCACAAGATACGGCTACCTTGTCCGCCCGAATCAGCCCGTGCAGCTCCTGGCAAACATGCTCCCTTGCCGCGCTTGGCTCAGTTGCTGCCAGCGTGCGGCACAGTTCGGTTATGTCTGCGGGGCCGCTGTCGCGGAGTGTGTGAAGGATGGCGTTAGAAGTATTCATGCTGCGCGCAGCCTTCCGCTACGATCAATAATCTTGCTCCCATCAGCAAAATAAAAGGCGGAAAAGCCACGCTGAGAGTCATGCTCTTGACGGATGCAATTCCCCTCGGCCCATGTTCTTTTTTGCTCATAAGTCCCGAACTGGTGCAAAATTTCTTGTGCTTTAGTAGGCATCTATCTCTCCTTGTGGTTACGTGCTGCGGTTGCAGCCATACTGGTTATATTGTTTCGATTCAGAAATTCCAGTTTGCGCCATGGCATCAAGTAAGTCAACACATTTAATTCTCGCAGCGCCACAAAATCATCTTGCCTGTTGTAAATTTGCATGCCATAATTTGTCTGTCACATCCACACATAACCAAGGAAAATAATGAAGAAGCCATACGCACTGTTCGACAAGATCATCAATGATCGCGGCCTGAAAAATGATCGCGCCCTGAGTCTGTTTCTTGGCGTTGGGCCTGCAGTTGTGAGCAAGTCCCGCGATGCCGGTAAAGTCTCCGCCGAGCTGACCATCATCATCCACAAGAAGACGGATATGAAGATTTCGCTAATCGAGAAGTTGAGTGAAAAGGTGGCGGGATGAGCAAGCATACGCAAGGAAAAATTCACGCATCAATCTTGCCGCATACAAATGAATGGGAATTGATCGGGGATAATTTCATTCGCCCTGATGATTCAGAAGTCTTATTGATTGCGGGCGGCTTGGAAGAAGGAAATGCGCGCCGTCTTGCTGCCGCATGGAACGTCTGCGAAGGAATCGACACAGAATCGTTGGAGAATGGCGCCACGCTAGTTGATATCTGCGAGCGCTCTAACGGCTACCAGTTTGAACTCAACGCCGCCCGTGCGCTGCTGCGCGAGGTAAAAAGTCTTGGCATAGCGCCGAAAATGTGGGCTAAAGGTTCCGATACATTGGAGTCTCGCATAACGGAATATCTCGACGCATGCGATACGCTGGAGGGGAAATAATGGGGCAGGCAAAAGACAATCGTGCGCTTCGCATTGCGACAATGAAGGAATTTCAAGCATATTTGGAATCATGTTCCCGTTACCTTGGGTTCCAATACGCAGACTTGACGGAAAATAACTGCGCCATGTTTAAAGCGTTCGAGGAGATGGCCCGCGATGCTTGGTTTTCGGCACGCGGCGTAAATAAACCATACATTGGAGAAAAAGAATGAGCGTTAAAACTACAGGCGCTGAATACAAAGCCTATCTAAATGATACTGATCCACAATTCTGGCCAGAAGGCGCATGGATGGATGACGAAGTTCTTTTAGTCAACGGAAAAGAAGTGGGCGAAGACAATTTCGACTTTGATTATATGAAGTTGAATGATGCAGACTCAGTTATCTTGGAGTGCGGATCGTATTATAAATCTGTGGCAGACCGCGATCCAATCGAACTTGTGACGCATTTCAAGCGCTGGCGTAAAGCACAAACCACGGCCTATATTTCCGTGTCTGTTGATAAAACCCGCATCGATGAATTGAAAGCGATGCTTAAAACATTTGGAGCAAAAATAGCATGAGCGAAATCGTAAAAATCAAAACAGCAGAATCCCGCGCAGCAAGTGGCTGCGAGCAATCGCGCCAATGGCTTGCCCAGTTCGACCGCCAGCGCCAAGCGCAAGAAGTCGAAGATGCAGAGCGGCATCAGCGAATTTCCGACCGTGCGCACCGTGTTGGAGCCTATGCGCTGCAGGAGTCGAAATGACCACGAAATTTGATGCTGGCGAAGAGGGCGAAGGCATGGCCCGTCAACGCGCAGGGAAGTACTACCAAGCGCAGGGCGAGCGCAACGAGGCGGACTCGGATCGCTACAACGGTAAATTGATGCGCACGGACGCGCATTTCTCCCGCCTGGCGGTGGCCTATTTCAAAGTGCCGACCGATGACCGAGCAAGCTTCGTTGATCGCGCTTTGGCTGGCGAGGTTGCCCCTTGAGCCTATCCCGCAAAACTCCCATGAAGCAAGGCGCTGCGATGAAGTCGGGCGGCTTTGCTAAGGCTGGAAAGCCGCGCAAGGAAATGCAGCGCAAGTCAAAGATGAAAAGTAAGGAGCCACGCATGACGCCGATACGAAAGGCGGCACGGGGCCAGGCTGTACGTTGCGAATCCCCG